ATCCCGGAGCCGGTCGCGCACCAGACCTCGGGCGGGTCACCGACGAGCGGGCGGACGCGGCCGGCCATGAAGGCGACGAAGGGCTCCTCGGCGGCCGGCTCGTCGAAGCCCATCGGGAGGAAGCGCGCGCCGGCCTCGGCCGCGTAGCGCCGCGCCTTCGCCTGCACGTTGGAGAGCCGCCCGAACTTGACCAGGAACAGCCGGGCGCCGTTCGCCTGCGCGGCGAGCTGGCGGCGGTGCATCACCTTACGGCGCGCGTAGAAGAGCGACGTTCGGAAGCCGAGGTGCTTCCCGATCACCGAGAGCGCGAGCGCGGCGCCGCCGCAGAACGGGCCGCCGTAGACGACCTCGCCGGCGCCGCGGACGAGGCCCGGTAGGAAGCGCGTCTTGGAGCCGCCCTCGACGAGATCCTCGCGGACGACGACGAAGCGGCCGTGGCGCTCGACGACTGGCGGCGCGTCCCAGGGGAGCGCGCTCACGGCGCGGTGTACTCCTCGACTCCGGGGATCGCCGCGGTTGCCGGCAGTGCGAGGTCCTCGTCGGCGAGGTCGCCGCAGGCGGCGGCAGCCGCGGCCGGGTCGCCCTTCACGAAGACCAGGACGTCCTGGTGCGTCTTGCCGAGCTTGCGCGCGGCGGCGAAGGCTCGGCCGGCGCGGATGGGTAGCGACCCGAGCGCCGTGACGAGGATGCCCCAGTTGTAGAGCTCTGCGCCGGCGTCGCGGAACGCGGAGACGGTCAGGCCTGGGAAGTCGCGGTAGATACCGCGCGCGTCGCGCATATCGCCGACGACCCAGGCGACGAAGCGGTCCGGCCGGAGCAGCGCGACGGAGGCCGCGACGATGCGTCGGTAGGCCGCGGAGAACTCGTCGTACGGCAGCGTCGAGACGTCGCGCGGGTCGTCGCTGTACCGCTCGAGGTCCGCGTACGGCGGGCACGACAGGACCAGGTCGGCCGCGTAGCCGGGAGGGACGAGCGCCGGGAGCTCCGCCGAGTCGCCGACGATCCACTCCGGCCGGACGTGCCCGGGCCCGACGATCGCGTCGGCCTGCGCCTCGTTGGCCGCGACCTGCTCGGGCCGCAGGTCGACGCCGAGGTAGCGGCGGCCGAGAACGCCGGCGACGATCCCGCGCGTGGCGCCGCCCGCGAACGGGTCGAGCACGGCTCCGCCTGGCGGCGAGAACCAGCGCACGAGTAGCTCGCAGAGGACCGGGTCGAAGATCGACGTTCCGGAGGTCCAGCCCTCGGCGTCCTCGCCAGGCCCCGCGTAGTGGTCGCGCTGGAATTCCTCGGTCGTCAGCGGGCGCCCGAGGCGCGCCTCGGCCTCGCGCTTTTTGTAGTAGTACGCGGGGTCGGCGCCGCTGTCAGACTTCATCAGGACGCCGTCGACGAAGTTCTTCCGGCCGTCCGGCTTGCCGCTATGCGCGCCGTCGCCCATCGCCCCCCCCCCGCCTGAGGATCTCGCGCGAAACGGGGTCCAGCGCCGCCGGGTCGCGATCGCCGGGCACGAACGTGAGCCTTTTTCCGGCCAAGGGTTACGACGCCTCCGATTCGGCCGAATCAGGCTGGCCGGGCCGGCGCCGAGCGCCGAACGTGTGTGGCATGGAACCGTTCGAGACGAAGATCGATGCGCTGCGGCGCCTGATGGCGGCCGAGGACTGGGTCGGCGCGATGCGGATGGCCACGCGCTTCCCGCGCCTCGGCGAGCACAAGCGGGCGATCACTCGCGCGTGGGACGCGCTGCAGTCGCCGTCGCTGTATCGGCAAATGGGCGCGGAGCCCGAGGACGTTTGGAAGGCCGGGGTCGAGGCGCTCAAGGCTCGCTACCTTCCGGCGCCGGCCGAGCGGTCTTGATCCCGGTCGCGTACTCGTAGACCTGCTCCGAGAATCCGAGCGTCCCGCGCCCCCCCCCGGCGACGTTCTCACCGCGCCCCAGGTGCCCGCGCAGCCCGAGCGCGATCCACTCGCGCTTGCGGTCCTGCCAGTAGCCCTGGCGCGCGTCGAACACGGAGAACGGCGGAGCGCCGAAGCGCGCGCGCAGGGTAGGCCCGGCCGGCCCGGCCGGCGCCGCGAGCGCGGACGCGGCGCCGTCCATCAGCGCGCGCACCTCGTCGGCGGTGAAGCCGAGCGCGGACGATCCGAACGCAGGGGCAGCAGCCGCCGCGTCCAGGATCGCGGCGAGGCGCGCGGGATCCCAGCCGGCTAGCTCCGCCGTGCGGTTCAGCGCGACGCCGAGCGCCGCGGCCCCGGCGTCGTCCAGGTCGACGAGGACGCACGCGGCGTCGGCCCAGCCGAGCGCGCGCATGGCCTCGAGGCGGCCGTTGCCGCCCACGACGCGCTTGTCGGAGCGCCGAACGACGAGAGGCTCGACCTGGCCGAAGCGCTCGAGCGAGGCGCGGATCGCGGCAAGGTTGCGCTCGTTGTGCGTCCGCGCGTTCGCCGGGTCGGGGACGAGCTCCGCGAGCGGCAGGCGAACGACCTCGAGCGCGGCGGCGGTCACGGCCCAGCGGCCCCGGCGCTCGGCGGCGCCACGTAGTCCTGGAACGTCTCCTCGCCGCGCATCAGCTTCTCGAGCATCGCCGCGCACGAGCGGCCGTAGCTCGGCTCCTCGCCCTGTTGGACCTCGAGTAGGTGCGCGCGGATCTCGGCCCAGCGCGACGAGAAGCGCTCGGGCTCCTCGACGTAGGCGCGCATCCACTCGTCGAAGGCTTCGGCGACGGTTCGTTCCTTCGCCATCACTTCCCTCCGCGCAGCTTGCGCAGGTCCTCGGCGCCCGGATCGTCCTTTTCAATCTCTCGCTCTTGGGCACTATGGTCCGAGGCGGCATCGATCTCGGCGTCGGTCAACTCGGCATTGAAAATCGCGGCCTCGATCTCGTCGCGCACCGGCTCCTTCTCGTCGGCCTGGATTCGGATCAGCCGCTTCTGCCGAGCCTCGAGCAGGCGCATCGTGCGCGTGAATCCGCCGCCGGGTCGGTGGAGCCAGCCGACGAGGTTCGCGATCCGGTCGCGCACGACGTCGAATGCGAGGCCCTCGGGCACGGTGTACTCGTACGCGGCGCGTGTGCCGGCTGGGACCTCGTTGCGGTAACGCGAGACGACGAAGTTCGCGTAGGCGACGACGACCGACGCCTCGAGGTCGCGCAGCTTGCGCTCGGCGCCGATCGACGGGATACGGTTCGTCACGGGTTCGTCGCGACCGCCTCCGCGCGATCGATGTCTATCCATGCGGACTCCGGCTTGCCCGCGACGAGCGCTTCGATCCGGACCTGCGGCGAGCCGGTCAGGTACTCGATGCGCGCCGTCATGACGCCTTCGAACCTCGTCACGGTGTCCCTGATCTTGTCTCCGAGTTTCAGCATCGAATCTCCTTTCACGGGTTGATTTGAGCGAACGCCAGCGCGCGCCAGCAGTCCATCGTCGAGAGCAGGTAGGCGCGCATCGCCGCGCCGTTCGCCCAGGGCGCGTAGCCCAGGCGCAGCGCGACCTCTTCGATCCAGTAGCGGTTGCCCGTGAGGATCGCGCAGCGAGCCAGGTGGTCGTACCCGTGGATCGTGCTCGCGTGCGCGAGCTGGTCCCCGCCGCGCCGGATCGGCGTCTCGGGAACGCCGTTGAGCGCGGTGCAGACGTAGTACGGCGGCGAGCCGGCGACGAGCGGGAGCGCCGGGTTGTCGTACAGAGAGCGCGCGGCGTCGACGATGCGCCGGACGCAGCCGGAGGAGAACGGCGTGCGCGGGCCCGAGACGATCAGCGCATGCAGGCCGGCCGACTCGATCGCGACCTGGAAGACGGAGGCGACCTGGTACTCGCGCGGAATCCCGTGCTGCGACCAGGGGACGTCGTTGTAGTTGTGCGCGCTCCATCCGAGGTGGTCGACGCCGGAGGGAATGCACGCCTGGTCCTTGAGCTCCAGCAGCGCCGACCGGTAGCCGAGCAGGCGGTCGCGGTCGGGGCCCGGAGCTTCGATCACGAGCGCGCAAGCCGTCGCGTAGAACGGGCCCCAGCCGCGCTCGCGGAGGTAGTGCGCGCCGCCGCGGCCCGGGTACTGGCGCGCGTTGTCGAGCGCGGTGCCGAGCGAGAATGCCTTCCAGTACTGGTCCCACGGGCGGCCGTAGAGAGTCCAAGAGGTCAGCACGTCGGCGGCGATCGTGCGCATCGCGAGCCAGGCGGCCCACGAGCGCGTCGTCGACCACGCCGAGAAGAGCGTCGCGAGGATCCGCGACTGATGCGCCTCGTCGTATGGCTGCGTGTACAGCATCGCCTGCGCCTTCGACGCGCACGGGCCCGGGTTGAACTCCCGATTGCCCGCGGTCGTCGCCCAGCCCTGCTCGGTGACGAGCGTTCCCGATGACGGCGTCACCCACGGGTCGAAGCGCACGCGCTGTCCCGTGAGCGCGTACTCGCCGCGCTGCGGCCACCGATCGGAGTAGACCGGCTCGCCGGTGTTCACGTCGAACGTCGCGACCGGGTGCCCGGCAAGCAGGCGCGGAACGTCGTTCGCGGCAGCGATCGCCGACTGCTCGTTTGCCTGCCACGCGCGGACGGGCTCGACGCGCCATCCCGCCGGCGCGTCCGGCGCGCCCTTGGGGAGCTTGTTCAGGTCGCTCTCGTCGTCGCGGTCGTAGTGGAGCATGCCGACGCGCGGGATGACGCTGTGCGCGGTCTGGTTCGGGATCGGCTGCTGCGGCGCGTGGCCGGTCCGCGGGTAGAAGACCAGGTCCGGCGCGACGATCGAGGCCGGCGGCAGGACGAGGCCGGCGCGCGCGGCGAGCGCCACGGCTCGCTGCGGGCCGGTCGGATCCGTGCGCCGGTACGCGACGAAGCGGAACGAGGTCCAGGCGCGCGAGGGGAGGTAGTGGTCGCCGGGCGGGCAGAGCTCGACGACTCCGGTCCCCGTCTCGCCCGCGATCGCCCATGTCGGGTCCAGTAGTTTCAGCCGCGCGCCGCGGTATCGCACCGCGCCGAGGTGCGAGTGGTGCTTCGTCGGATCGATCTGGCCGTTCGAGGGCACGACCTCGAGCACGATCAGGTTGTCCGAGCGCTCCTCGACGAACACGTGCACGCCGGCCGCGACCTTGCGACGCAGGCCGAGCCAGGCCGAGCGCACGACCTTGCCCCAGTGCATCGTCACGCGCTCGCGCTGCGGATCGTCCACGAGCACGCGCTTCACCGCGGAGGGGAAGGACGCACGCGCCTTCGATCCGTCTGGCAGCTCCAGCTCGAAGACCATCGGCGGCGCCGTCGGCAGCGGGCCCGATATGAGTCCGTTGTCCCAGCACCAGATCGGCGAGCCGTCACCGCTGCGGGCGAGGACGGAGGGCGTGACGCTCTTGGTCGGACCGTAGGTCATGACGGGAGGTAGGCCTTTCTTCGCTGCTCTGCTTGGAGCTTCCGGAGCTCGACGCGCAGGGCGCGCAGCCGCGCGCGGCGCAGCTTGCCCGCGGCGCGGCGCCGAAACTCCGCGGCGCTCTCACCGGTCCGGCGCCGGGTCGTGATGGTCGTCGTCCCCGGGCCGTCCTCGCGGATCGTCTCGCGTTCGCGCCGGGGCTTGCGGGAGTTGGTCACGGGGCAGATCCTGCCGCGCCGGCGGGGCCGCGTCTAGCCTTCTTCTTCGTCCGGGCGCGGCGCCGGTGCTCATCAGGAACGTCGGACGGGGACCTCGCCACCGTGTCCTCCCCGCCCGAACCTCGCGTCCTCATGACTCGCTCCGCGAGCAGCGCGAACGCCGCTTCGGCTTGGGCTGGAACGACGGCGTTTCCGAGACAGCGCAGACGATCGGCACGGTCCACGAAGGCGGAAGGCCCATCAGCGCCTCGACGAAGTACGGGTTGAGGACCGCCCCGCTCGATCCACTCGCGCCAGCCGTCGCCGTCTCGTGGACCTGGCGGGAAAGGTTGGCTCCCATCTTCGAGTGTTCGTCGAGGGACGGACGACGCCCGTCGTGAGCCGTCGGCGTGCTCCATGTCGCAGCCTGATTCGCGAGCTGCTCGCCGTGATCCACCGCCCTCGGCGCGTGCGTTCGTTCGTGTGAGGTCGGCGTCGCCCAGAGACTCGCCTGCTGCGCTAGAAGCGGATTCCGCTTCGTCCCCGATCCGTTCAGCGACGACCCGCCGCCGCAGTCCGGAGTCCGCCAGCGCCGCGCCGTTTCCTGGAGATCCACCTGCTTCTTGATCCCGTCCGGCGTCATGCCCGTGTCCGATGTCCCCGGAGGATTCACTCGGCCGCCGCTGGGGATCGTCGGGGTGGGCCAGAGCGAGATGATCGTCGGATGGCGTTCTCCCGATCCGGGATCGCCGTGCTTCCCCGAGCGAGGCGTCGGCCACCCCAGAGCCCTCGTCGCCAGCGATTCGCCGCCCGTCCCCGGATGCGCCGCGCGGACTTCTGCGTCCCACCCCCGCGGCGTCGGCCAAGTCTGCGCGGCCATCCCCAGAGACGGATTCCCTCCCGCATAACAGCTTGAGCTTTTCCCGTCCGCCACCGTGGCGGTGGGCCAGCACGAAGAGCCGTTCGCGCTTATGCGGGGCTCCAACGTCGGACGCGGCGAGCACGCCCCACTCCGCATCGAACCCGAGCGCGGCAAGGTCGCCAAGGACGTCGGCGAACCCAAGCGAAAGGTGTCCTCGGACGTTCTCGAAGAATGCGAGGGGGGGGGCGACCTCCTCGAGGATTCGCCGGATCTCGGGCCAGAGGTGGCGCTCGTCGTTTGCGCCTTGTCGCTTCCCGGCTGCACTGAACGGCTGGCATGGGTACCCGCCAACGACGAGATCCACCGCTCCACGCCACGCGCGGCCGTCGAAGGATCGGAGATCGTTCCAGATAGGAGCGCGATCCAGCTCCGCTTCTTCCATCCGGGCCACGAGGACGGACGCGGCGAAAGAGTCCCGCTCGACGTAGCACACGGTTCGACACCATCGGGCCAGACCGAGACCGAGATCGAGGCCGCCGATGCCGGAGCAGAGAGACAGGGAACGTAGAGCCACACGGCTACCCCTTGACCTTCCTCGCCTGGCGTTGGCGCTCGCCATCGCGGACCATCTTCTTGGCGGTCGCGACGGTCGCGCTGCTCTCGACCCAGTCGGTCTCGACCCCCTCGTGGTTCTTTCCGGTTGCGGGGCGCTGGCCGTTCTTCCGGCTCACGATCTCCCGGACCTTGTCCATCACGTCGAGCAGCGGCAGCCGGGCGATCAGCCCCTTGCGCCACTCCCGATCCTGGGCGACCGCCGCCTCCAGATGCATGATCGCGTTCGCCTGCGCGTCGCACCGCTTTTCCAGCTCGGCCACCCGCGTTAGCAGCTTCGCGTCGCCCCAGCTCCGACACAGCACGTCGGCGCGCTCCGCGACCACGGCGACGGCTTGCAGGCGATCGACGATCTCCGCGAACCTCTTCCTCAGCCGCGACGTCCCCGCGTACCGGGGCGCGCGGTCGTAGTCCTCCTCGCGCGTTCGTTCGACGTCGACCTCGACGGCGCGCAGGCGATCGAGAAGCCGCGAGTCGCACATGAATCCTCCGGCCTCCTCGAGCCCGGTCTCGACGCGCAGCCGGTAGACCGCGGACCGCGTCTCCGCCAGCGCCGATGCGATGCGTCTGTCGATCAGCGCGTCGACCTCGGCGCGTCGCTGCTCGGCGGTCCATCGTTTGATCTCGAGCCCGACGAACGGAAGCGGCTGCACGAGCAGCGTCCGGGCCTCGCGGTAGAGGCGCCAGCCGACCCAGGCATCGGCACGGTGGAAGTAGAAACGGAACTTCAGCACTTCAGGATCCTCCTAGCTCGACACGGGTCGCAGAGGGACGCGCACGGCGAATCGCCGGCGGCGCCCTCGCAGTCGGGATGGACGTCGCGCGCTGTTCGCGCGCACTGGGTCGCGGCGATGTCCTCGACGAATCGCCTCCACTCGGCGATATCCAACTCGTCTAGGACCGACCACTCGACGCTCGTCGTCGCGCGCAGCAGACGATCGACGACGACCTCGCCGCTTTCGAGCCGGCGTGTCGAGAAGTGCAGGTCGACCCTCGAGCGGCCCGGCGCCTGCTGCCGGACGAGGCGGATCTCGGGAACGCAGGACAGACCGCGCAGCGCCTCGGCCTGCTCGCATCGATCGCGCAGCCACTCCTGCGGGAGATCGCAGGCGAGCACTTCGACGGCCTCGGAGCGCCGCGAGTTCAGGCGAGGATCGCCGCGCTCCAGAATGGACCGCTCGCCGAGGATCTTCCCGACGACCTCGCCGACCAGCCGCGCCAGCGCGCGGTCGTTCTGCCCGCCGTCGAGGCCGCCGGGCTGCTTGTGCCACTCCTCGCGCTGGAGCTCGGCGAGGCGGGCGGAGAGTTCGGCGGGCGTCATAGGCCCGACCTCGCGGCGCACGGCGCGCACTTGAACGAGTCGCCGAGGGTCACCGAGCACGACGGCGTTCGATCGCACGGCATGGCGCCGAGCACCGCGCGGACCGCCTTCTCCGGGCAGTGACATACTTGGAGCACCATGAACATTACCAGTAGTAGCTACCAATGGTAGTCCTCACGTTTCAGCCCTTACGCTTCCGGCGCTTCCGCCTCGGAGTCTTGGCAATCGCCTTGTCCACGGCTCCCTTCGGAACGCGGGCCAGTTTGCGGGCGAGCGCGTCGAACGCACCCCAGCCGCGCGGCTTTCGGTCTGCGGCGGCAGGCATCACTGCGCCCCCGGCTTGGCGGCCAGCGCGGCACGGAACCGACAGCGGTCGCACTCGATCACGCCGTCTTCACCCGGCCCCGGCATGTCGCAGTAGCAATTCTCGGCGGCCTTCTCTTCGGCGAGCACGGTCAGCGCCTCCAGCACGGCGGCGGCGCGGCGCAGCTTGTCCGACAGGCTCCAAGCTGGATGCGTGCTCGTGGCCCGCGCGGCAGTACGCAATTCCTCTATCAGCGTGGTCATCGTGATTTCCTCAGGTCAGGGACATGAACCCAGCGCCGTCAATCCCGGCGAGGAGTCGATAGGTCAAGCGGCGGCCGAACACTCCGGCCAGCGCGTCTCGGAAACGGTCGGAGTCGTTGCCCTTGCGGGCGTTGAAGCGGAAGACCTGTTCAGTCGTGTACCGTGCCAGGTGGAACGGCGCGACGTGGATGTAGGTCCCTTTGAGCGTCCGCTTGAAGCAAGACCAGAAGTTCTCGATGCCATTCGTGTGGACGTGGCCGCGCACGTACTCGCGCGAGTGGTCGATGGCCTCATGGGCGAAGCTCTCGCCGAGCGCATCGTACGTGCGGGCGTCGTCAGTGAAGACCTCGGCTCCTCGCACAACGGAGCGGCCGATCTGCGCCCGCTCGGCGTTGTCTTCGCCAGTGAGGACCCTTCTCCGCGAGGGCGCGCGCGAGCGCCGAAACGATCTCGTCGCGCATCTCGACCGCCAGCCGGCGCAGCGCGCGGCGATCGGCCTCGCGCACGTATGCCTCGCCGGCGCCGCCCCAGCCTTCCTCGACCAGGAGCTCGGCGTAGCGGTCGGTCCACTCGTCCACCGTCCTCATCTCGGAAACTCCCGGACCCGCAGGTCCTCCGGCCACTCTCTCGGGTCGCCGCCCTTGCGGTCGCGTAAGGAGATCGACGTCATCGCCATCTTGTACGCTCCGTCGATCGCGCACGGAAAGTGTCCGTGCGTCGGATCGGGATCGACCTCGAACGGATTGGCGCCGAGCTGCTTCACGAAGCACGGCACCAGCGCGTCGCGGCATTGTCCGACGATCGATCGGACCCACGCGACGTCGCACGGCCGCGCGCCGGGCCCGCTCTCACCGCCGACGATGAGCCAGTCGATCTCGCGCCCATACTTGATGCAGACGCGGCCGCCCTCGCGGAACCCAACCTCTTCGGCCGTGTTCGACGCGATCGTCCCGGCGTGGCCGATCCACGCGCATTGGAACTCGATCGGACCCAGCAGCGGCTCCGCGCTCACGAACCGCACCGCGGCCGGCGTGTCGAGCAGGATCGGGATCCGCGCGTCCGCCGTCGCCTGGTCCTCGCAGGAGACCCCGAGCCAGACGTTCCTGGTCGGGAAGCATCCCTCCCACTGCTCCTCGACGCACCATCCGTTCTCCTCGATCAGCCGAATCCCGGCGTCGGAGATGTGCTTCGTCCGCCGACGTCGCGACTCCGCCCACGCGCGCATCCGCTCCGCGCGCTTCGTCAGAACCTGGAACGTGTGCTGCCGCGCGAGCGCCATCACGGCGAACACCTGGTCGATCTGATCGTCGGTAACCCACTCGCCGAACAGGTCCGTCATCGAGCAGACGAACACGCGGCGCGGCTTCCTCCACTTGAGCGGCTGCGCGAGGATCGACTCGTCGATGTAGTGCTCGGAGAGGCCGCGCTTGTCTCGCGCGTAGGGTAGGCCCGTCCCGCCGTTCGGCAGGCGTCGGCCGTTGAACGTCTCGGCGTAGCACGAGGCGCAGCCGGCGCTGACCTTCTCGCAGTGCCAGCCGACCTTGCCGTCGTCGAGCCGCCGCGCGCGTAGCGGCGTCCACGTGGCGTCGGTCCAGGCGATCGAGGTAGAGACACTCATCGCGCGACCTCCTCCGTCGCCCGCACGACGCGCCCGCCGCGGATCTCCTCGACGGCGGCCGTCGCCGCGCCCGCCTCGATCGCCTTCTCCTCCGCGAGCGCGACGTGCTCGAGCCGAGCCCCGAGGGCGCGCGCGGCGGCGCGCGTCGTCAGCCCGCCCGGAGTCGCGCGCAGGAGCAGGACGTACGCGCGGCTCAGACCGCCCAGGTAGACGTCGAGCTTCATCCGGGGCTTCGGCTCAGCCGGCGCGCGCGGCCCGTCGAGGGGGCAGCCAGGCGGCGGCCGGTACGCGCGCGCTGCCGCGACGACGTGCTCGTTCGCGACGATCGTGGCCGCGAGGCCGCGCGGTGATCGGTTCACCGCGAGGCCGGACGCCAGGCCGGCGGGCAGCGCGCGCAGAAGCCCGGCGCTGATGTTCGCGTTCAGCGGGACCGACCGCGGGCGGAAGGCGACGGGCCCCAGCGCCCTCTTTGGCGGTCCCTCGCGCGCGAGGCGCGCGACGACCTCGGCCGTCGCCCGCTCGACCGCGCTGCGCTCGCCGTTCACGTACGCGCACCGCCGGCTGGACGCCGGGTACCAATTCACGACGCGGCCGCGGCCGACGCGCACCTGGAGGTGCCCGTTGCCGCGGTCGGTCGGCTCGAGCCCCAGGCGACGGAGATCCTCCGCCGCCTGGAGCACAGCCTGGTTCGTCGACGTCGGCACGGTCGCCCTACTCTTCGCCCTCGAGCACCGGCTCGCCCTGGAACACCGCAACGCCAGGCAGCGCCGCCGTCAGGATCGCGTGGATCTCTGCCTGGGCCGCGCTGACGGCCTCCTCGATCGCGTCCGCGTAAGGCCGCAGGGCGACCTTCTGCGCGTGGACGTCGAGGTAGACGCCGCAGGGGACCGCCGGCGCGATGTGGCGCAGGCCGTCGACCTGGTAGATCGGCGCGTTCGCAACGAACATCTCGGGTATGTCGGCCGCCTGCTGGACGATCGCCTCGACCGATCGGCCGAGGCTCTCCCGCCCGTGCTCGGTCGTCGCCCCGCCGGCCTCGGTCCGCTTGAAGTCGACGCGCCGCAGCGCCGCGACGAGCGCGTCGGCGCCGACCGCCTGCAGGTCGAACCGCAGAAGCCGGATCGCCTCGGGCACGAACATCCCGGTCGGCTCGCGGCGCAGCTTGCGCAGCGTTGCGAATCGATCCGTCTCGTGGGTCGGCATGAACGCGACCTCCGTTCGCTTCGCGCGGTCGAGCACGACCCGCACGCCCTGGCTCCCTAGGCCGCCGCCGTGGAACACCTCCGGCGCCGTGCAGATGGCCTTGTCCTTCACGAGCGCGATCAGGTCGCCGAGCGACCGGATCACGTAGAACCGGCCGCGCGCCGGCTTCTCCTTCAGATCGACCGCCGTCCCGCTGCGCAGAGCGACGTGGTTCGGGAACCCGGGGACCTCGTGCACCTGGACGTCGTTCGCCTTGTTCGCCAGCGCGACGAGCCTGTCTAGGAAGTCAGCGAGCATCGCCCACCGCCTTCCTCGGGCCTTCCTTCTCGTCGAGCGTGAGCTGCCGCGCGTCGTCGGGCGATAGCTCGTTGAGGTAGAGCCCGCCGCGCTTCGAGATTGCGTTGTAGACGCGCGTCTTGCGGTCGGGGATCGTCTCCTTGATCACGAACTGCAGGTCGCAGCTCTCCATCTCGCCGTCCGGCGCCACGCTCGGGACGATCGTCGCCGTGAGCGTGATCTTCCGAGCCTCCTTCAGCGCGGGGCGGTCCTTGCAATCCGCCTCGCACCGCTTGATCGCCTCATCGAACGCCACGCCGATCCGACCCTCGTCGATCTTGGCGAGCGCTGCTACTCCGAACTTCTCCAGGGCCATGCTTGCTGCGTTCCTTTCTCTACCGGGTTGCTAGGGGTGGCCGCGGTACAGCCCGCGGTCGTCTGCGAAGTTTCGAACGTTGGTCGCGTGTATCCCGTCGCTGGCGTGCTCCAGCGGGCCATCGCCGCGAATGATCGCCAGCGGCTCGCGGCACCACCAGGCCTCCCGCGCCAGCGCGCGCACGACGTCGCCGATCGCGGCGCCGTCTGCGGTCGCAGCGCGGATCGCCTCGAGCGGGTCCGGCGCACGCGCGATCGCGCGGAGCTTCGCGATCGACACATGAGCAATGTCGTCGCTCATGGTTTCCTCGGTGCCGGCGCAAGTTCGGCGACGAAGGACTCGAGGCGCTCGCGCGTCCACTCTCCGCCGTCGCGCGGGTCGACCGGGTAGATGGCCGTAAACGGCGCATCGATCAATGGGATCTTCGTTCTGCGAACTCGATCGATCCATTCTCCGGCCGTCTCGCACGGCACGTGCTTGAACCCGTGGCCGTGCTTCGGCTGCGCGGGCGGCTCTCCATCCGCATCATCCCCACCGAGACGCAGCCCCTGGATCGGCTTCGGGTCGGGCACGCGAAACGGCTTCGGCGGCACGGATGCACCTGGCCGCAGGACTCCGTCGAGCGTCTTGCGCCGCTCCTCGCCGGCGACGGCCATCGCCTTCGTCGCGAGCAGCTCCGCGCGCATCGGGTCGCCGATCGAGACCGCAGCGATGAACGCCTCGACGCGGCCCTCGCGGCGAAATGTCGCGCCGAAGGCGAGCACGACGTCGGGCACGGCGAAGTTGTCGCGCGCGTCGCGCACGCGCTTCACGAAGAGGTCGAGCGCAGCCTTCGCGTCGCCCCAGCTCGCGTACGGCTCGAGCGGGTCCTTGCCGAGTCGCTCGACGCGGCTCGGCTCGGTCGTCGCGAATCCTTGCGGCGTGTACTTCATGCGGCAGTCCTCGGTCGTTCGCAGGCTCCCGTCGCAGTCCTCGTCTAGCTCGCTCATCTCTGCCACGGAACGCTCCTTCCTCCGCTGGGGGACAGTAGCGTGAGCGACCGGCGCGCACGCGTCATCCCGACGTAGAACACTCGCCGCACCGCGTCGCGGTGCTCGCCTCCCCGCACCCACTCGTCGGCGCCCGACGTCGACAGCTCGGGCGAGAGCAGGACGTGCGTCGCCTCCGCGCCCTTCGTCGAGTGCACCGTCCCGGTCACGATCCGCGGCTCGTCGACGAGCGCGCGGGCGCCGCGCTTCTCGCAGACCGCGAGCGCGTACTCCAGGCGCGCGCGCCAGCTCTCCAGGAGACGATCCCCGAGCCAGCGCCAGGGCGCCGGGCTCATCATCGCCTCGCGCAGGGATCCGAGCGCAGCCGGCTCCAGGATCGCCTCGAGGTCCGTCGACGTCGCCGGGAGCGGGTTTGCCAGCTTCGCGTCGTCGCGCGCTCGGGCCTGCAGGTGCTTCTTGCCCCCCTTGCGTAGCGCGCCCTCGGCCTCGACGGGCTCGAGGAACCGGAGGAGCTCCGGGAAGGTCCAAACCCGCACCCGGGACGGGTCGGTTCCGCCGAGCAGGTCGGGCCTCATCGGGCGGATCATCGAGACCAACCGATCGGCGCCGCCGCGCAACGGGTTCCAGGCTCCATTTTTCGTGCGCCACGGGTTCCAGAACGGCGCCCCCCGCGCGCGCAGCGAGCGGATCGTCGCCTGCAGCATGTAGGCGCAGCTCGCGAGGACCATCGCCGTGTCGCCGTTCTCGGTCCGGCGCTCCAGCTCGTCGGCCACCCATTCGCCGTCGCCCAGGCCGCGCGAGAGGTAGCCGCCGCCGTTCATCGTCACGAGCTCGCCGTCGTCGTCGCGCGCGTGGTACTCGAAGTCGACCTCGGTCTCGCAGCGCCTGATCCAGGCGAGCGAGGCGTCCCGAACGACGCGGGGGACGCGGTAGCTCTGCGCGAGCACGCGCCAATCCTTCTCATCGATCGCGGGCTCGAGGAACCCGCGCGGCGCCGAGCCTCGCCACGAGTAAAGGCAGTTATGCGTGACGATCCCGTCGGCGACGTAGGTCACGTCGCGCTCGACCTCGAGCGAGTAGACCGGCCCTTCGAACTCATCCTCGATCTCGATCGATACGGGCAGCCACCGAACATCGCGACCGTTCGGCCACGTGACCGGGACGCACATCAGCTCTTCGATCAGGTTGCACGCCCTGACTCGAAAGATGGTGTTTCGGCCCTTCGGCCTAGGATTCGAGATCAGCGGCCATGCGACCTCGCGCCCGTGGCGCTTCAGGCATTCCTTCGCTCTGACCGTCAGGTCAATCTCAGCGAGCGCTCCGAAGACGCGTTCGATCGACTCGCGAGTCATGTGCCCCCGCGTCGATTCTGGACGCGGCTCGAAGCAAATGGTCGGCAGGCCGTACCTGGCGGCTACAGCCGATTCGATTTCGGACGCTCGAGCTCGCGAGTCGACGACCTCCAAGACCCAGATCGCGTCGGCTTTTTCTAGTCGCGCGCGCATCCAGAGGTGGAGGCCGCCGTCTGCGTTGAAGACCTGACACCAGCCGACTCGCCAGCGATCGCCGCGGCGCATGAGATACACGCAGCATCGGCCCTTCCTGCGAGCGTCCGGATTCCACCGAGCCACCCAGACGTGATCCGGAGTGCACTCCGTCGACGACAGGCCCACGGTCACGCGCAGCATCTCTCCCTCGTAGTGTCGTCGGGCGACATTGAATCGTCTCCCGGAGCTCGCGCGCGTGCTCCGCCCACGGCCGCAGATCGTCCCTTCGCGCGAGTCGAAGGATTGGACGCGGTGTTTCTTGGGGTCGAGAAACTCGATCGGGACGGGCCCGGCCCCAACGACGTCAACCATCGTCCCGGCCGGCTGGCACTGCGCCGGGTCGCCCACTAGGACGATCCCATCCATCTCCTCGGCCCATTGTCGAACGAGAGCGAGTTCGAGCGGGGACCAGTCCTGCGTCTCGTCGAAGTACCCGGCGCTCGGCGAGCCGGCCGGCGAGACGCCGTCGCGTAGGCAGAGCTCCAGCAGGTCGGTGAAGTCGAGCAGCCCAGCCTTGCTCTTCCAGTCGCCCCACGCGGCGGCGAAGGCGCCGACGTCCTCCGGCCAGGCCTCTGGCGGGACCCTCCGCTGCCGGAGGTTTTCCATGCGCTCGACGCGCTCGTCCCCCGGAGCGCCCTTGCGCGGGTCGACTGCGGCAGGCGCCTCGTCCGCCGAGTCGCGGGCCCCGGAGAGCGCCCAGTGGGGGTGGGCCTGGTTCCACTCGGCGAGCTGGTCCGCGACGAGCCTGGGGCGCCCCAGGGCGCGCCAGCAGAGCGCGTGCAGCGTCCCGACGTTCTCCTCGACGAGGCCGCCGAGGTCCCGCCCGGCGACCTCCCGGGCGGCCGCCCGGGTCAGCGACGCGACCACCACGCCGCTCGGTCCGAACTTGTCCACGCCCAGCCGGACCTGCTTCGAGAGATACGTCGTCTTCCCCGTTCCGTCGTCAAGGCGGCCCGACGACGCGGTATTCCTTGAGCGTCATCGGGCCGCCGTCTTTCCGCGCGGTTCGAGCCGCTCCGGATGCCTACTCGGGACGCCGAAGATGGCTACGCGAAGTAGCGAGTTGGATACGAGATTCGCGCCCCCGCGCGCGACGCGTAGCCATATGGTTACTAGGCTACCAGCTTCCGTCGACGTAAGTCCGCCTAGAATATAGAGTTTCGCCACGTAGTTACTTTCCGACCTCTGAGGGCTCCTCTGCGCTCTCGCGCGCACGGATAGGCGCGCGCGTGCGCGCGCGCGCGCGTTCCATATATGCGGCGGCGAAATCGACCCCTCCGACGCGCCAGACCGAGTACGACGTCATGCTCCCGTCGCGGGCCGCACTGGTCTTGCTCGGCGTCGCGCCGTACGTCCTGAGCCTCTGGGCCAGCGCCTTGCGCCCGAGCCGTTCCCCTCCGTGGAACGTGACCCAGCTCTGGAGCTCGGCGAGGAACAGGTAGACCCCAGTCTCGTCGGCCCACGGCCGGCGGGAGGCGACTGCGGCCTTCTTGTCGAGCGCCGGGGGGTTGTCCGCCAGGAAGGAACCGACCCACTCCTCAACCACGGCCTCGATCGTCGAGTCGCTCCCCAGGTCTCGGTCCTCGCAGGCCCGCAGGATCGCCTGGGCGATCGGACCCCACTCGTGCCCCTTGAACTGCCGGATCACCGCGAGGGACACGGCCGCCACGCGCGAGCGAAATCGCGACGGGAGGAGGATCGAGTCGACGTCGCCGAGGTCGATCTTCCCCTCGGGGAGCTCCAGCCGGAACGCCGGGGGGTCCCCGAGGTAGCGGATCACGCGCAGAACCTTGAACCCGAGCAGCTTCGACAGGTCGACGTTCAGTCGGGCCCGCTCCTCCTCGACGGCCTGGGGCGTCGTCGGCTTCGGCTCCGAGACGACGTCGACGAGGCGCTCGTGGGCCTCGAGCCCGTCGACTCCGACGCGCGCGAGCGCGAGCCGATTCTCGTAGTAGTCGACCCGGAGCTTGTCCGGCAGGTGGTGCATCCGCCGGTGCGCGATCAGGAGGTCGACCGTGTCCTGCGGCGACCAGCCGGCGCGGGACGCCATCGTCGCGAGGGCCAGGTCGTACTCGGACTGGCTCGGGAAGTCGGGCCGCTGCCGGGCCCATGTGCGGGCGAAGCGCGCGTCCATCGAGCGCAGCGTCTCTACCTTCGCGAGCGGCGGCTCGGCGTCGGGCCGGAGCACGAAGCGGTGCTTCGGCGACTCGCCCGCAGCCGGCCGGGCCGGCGCCTCCTCCGCCTGCCACTCCTCGAAGTCGCTCGGGTTGAACTCGAGCGCCTCGGAGGCGTCGAGCCGGACCTTCTCGCCGTACTTGTGCGACGTCGTTCCCGGCGGCCTCAGCACGCGCGCGAGGTCCGCGGTCGGGTCGACCGTGAACCCCGACTGCCGCGCGATCTCTCGCTGCCATCCCTCGACGAGCCGACGAGCTCGCGCGCGCTCGGCGTCGTCCTCGAGGACCCACGGCTCCTTGAACCGCCACCAGGCGTGTATCCCGCCGCCGGTGAAGATTCGCCACGTCGGCCGAAGGGGGAGTAGGTCGAGCGCGCGATGGATCGCGGCCACGCTCTTCGGCAGCCCTGTCTTCTTTCGGCCGGGGCCGTCGACGTCGAGGTCGCACCACGCGCCCCCGATCGCGCGGGCCGTCGTCGCGAAGCCGCGAACGACGGTCAGGCTGATCCCGTTGTGGTGCCCGTGCTTCTCGTCCGAGCGCCGGATCGCCTCCTCGAGCGCGGCCTCGGGGTCCTGCAGCGCGACGCCGAAGTAGACGTCACCGTGCGGGTCGAGCGCGGCGCAGACCCCGGAGGCCTGCGCCGCGCTCTCGCACCACGTCGATCGCTTCGCCGACCACACCACGATCCGCGAGCGCGGACCGACGGCGTCGGCGAAGAGGGATCCCAGGAAGGCGAGCGAGTCCACAGTGCGGTGCCGGCGGGAGGGCCGGCTCGCTAGTCGCCGATCACCAGGTCGTCCAGGTTCGTGACGGATGCAGCCGTGGGCGTCCCCTCGACGACGCGCACGTCCTCGGGACGCAGCGAGACCACGCGGCCCGTCGCGGCCTCGAGCGACCGCTTGAGCTCCGCGACGCGCTTCGCCGCGTCCGGCGCCAGGTTGCCTGCGGCGTTCGTAACCTTCTGCAGCTTGAGCCGCGTCACGACGGCGTGGTAGACGCGGCCCGAGTCGATCAGGTCGAGCTGGTATCGCGTGAGGTTCTTGAGGCTCGCCGCCGGCACGTTCAGGTGGATCGGCAGGCGCGAGGACGGTCGGAACAGGAAGATACGCGCGACCTGGTTGCAGTCCTGGCCCTTCCCCCCCTTGCGGTCGCTGCGGAACTGTGACCATCGGCACGACGCGCACTCGTGGCGCCCGGGCGTGTTCTGGTCGAGCGACGGGTCGCCGAAGCCGATGAGCCCGTCGTGCGATTCGCAGTTCGGCGGCTGCTTGTCGCCGGCCCCGACCTCGTCGCGCCACCAGGCGCGCTGCCGACCCTTCACGAGCGCGAGCACTCCCTCGATCCCCTTCGGGTTTTCCTCGCCGGTGAGCGTGTTGATCGACCACACGGTCGCGCCGCCGGCGGGGACGCGAAGCTGCGTCAGGTTCCAGACGGTGGCGCCCTGGTTCTCGAACGCGTCGGCGAGCGCTTCGACGAGCCCGTCGGTCTTCGTGACCGCGTAGGCGTCCGCGGGGATCACCGCGAGCGCTTTGTTTTCTTCTGTCATGACTTCTCTCCTAGGGGTTTCTCAGGGTCCTCGCGGAGCGGCGGGACGTCGACTCGACGTCCTTGTCCTTGCGCACGCGCAGGTCGATTTCCTCCCGCGGCTCGAACGCGCGCAGGAGGGGTTCGGGCAGGGCGCCGCCGTCCGCGAGGCGCTCGCGGCACCAGGCGCCGAGCGTCTGCGAGTTGTAGTTCGGCTTGACCATGAACTTTGTGTCCTCGCTCGCGAGCAGCGCTTCGATCGCGTCCTCGGACTGGACGCCCTCGAGCCGCTTCATGTTCACGATGTGGTGCGGGTAGACCGTCACGCGCTCGCCGTCGACGTACAGGGGCACGTTCGGGACTCCGCACTCCGCGATGATCGGGAGCAAGGCCTGGCCGAGGTACTCGTGCTCGAGCTTCCGCCGCTTCAGCTCCTCCTCGGCCGCGTCGATCGCGCGGCGCTCGCGCACGAAGGCGCGCAGCCGGTCGAGCGGCAGGCCGGGAACGACCGGATCAGAAGGGGGAGGCGTCGAGGTCGTCGGTTCCGTCGTCATCGGGATCTCCGTTCTTCAGCAGCTTTAGGACGCCGTCGATCACGTCCTTCTTCTCGTTCAGCATCTGGTACACGCGCCCGTCGATCGTCCCGCGCGCCGCGAGCTCGTAGTAACCGACGGGTCGCTTCTGGTCGGGCCCGTGCACGCGCTCCATCGCTTGCTGGAAGTCGCCGAGCGAGTAGCCGACCGAGTAGCACATGAGGTATCGCGCGCGGGTGAGGTCGATCCCGATCCCGCCGCTCTGGATCTGCACGGCTAGGACCTGCGCGCCGCCCTCGCGCCACGCCTCTAGCTCGTTGCGCCGGCCCGACAGCTCGAGGGACCGCGCGGCGGCCGCCGCGCCGGGCGCTCGAGGATCCCCATCCGCGTCGTCCGTCGACGTTTTGGCCGCCGCGCGGTGCACTACGTCGAGGTCGTGCCGGAAGCGGCAGACGACGACGCACGGCTCGCCGCCGAGGCCCTCGATCCACTCCGCGAGCGCGTCCTCCTTCGCCGAGTCGATCGTCTCCGTCCGCGTCGACGTCCCCTCGTCGATCGGGGCCGCTCCGCCCGTGATCTGCTGGAGGCGCAGGACGAGGACCGCAGCGTTCTTCGCCGTGATCGCACCCGTGCGGACCTGCGAAACCAGGTTCGTGCGCAACTCCCGGTAGGCGCGCTTCGCCTCCGGCCCGAGCTCGACGTAGAGGCGCTGCCGCGTCGACGGCGTGAGGTCGAGCACCTCGCGCGGGACCTTGTAGGTGTGCGGCGCGATCCGCGCCGCCAGCTCGTCGAGGTTCTTCCAGCCGACGATCTCGACGCTGCGGTCCTGGAGCATCGGCGAGGAGCAACGGCAGTAGTCCGCGCGGCGCTTGCACCGGCCGCAGACGCGGATCTTCTTCCCGCCCATCTCGCAATGCCGGTTTTTGAACGCGACGAACGAGTGCCCGAGCACCGCCGGGTCGACGAAGGCGTACTCGCCCCAGGCGTCGAGCGGGGAGTGCGGCATCAGCGTCCCGGTCATGCCCAGGCGCCGCGGCACGAAGCGCGTAGCCTCGCGCACGAACTTCGACGTGCGGCCGGTCGCGCTCTTGATCCGGTGCACCTCGTCACAAACGACGCGGTCCCATTGGACGCCGGCGACGATCGACGACATCGGCGCGCGCCAGCAGGAGTCGTAGTTCACGAACGCGATCGTCGGCCGCCCGTCGTCGCGCTCGAGCGCGCGGCGTAGCTCCTCCGCGCGCTTCGCGACCGGGCCCTCGTGCGCGAGCAGGACCCGCGTCGGCTCGGGCGCGTAGCGCGCGACCTGCGCGCGCCAGACCGGCCCGACGATCTTCGGCCCGAGGACGAGGCAGAGCCTGTTCTTCTCCCGCGAGTTCGCCTCAACCGCCGAGCGCGTCTTGCCGGTGCGCATCCAGGCGTCCCACATCGCGCGCCGCTTCGCGATCGCGAAGTCGATCATGCCTCGCTGGTGCGGCCAGAGCGGCGGGGGCGCGACGGGGGCGGTGACGTCCATTAGTTCTCCTCGGCCACCGCGCGCACCGCGGCCTCGACGTATTCGACGGGGCGGACGAACCGCCGCTGCGCCGGCGGCACGTGGGCGATTACGAGGTCCATCGCCGCGTCGATTAGCGGCGCCTCGATCGCTCGGGCCGCCTGCGCGCAGCCGGTGACCTCGCCGAGTCCGGCGACGTAGCGCCGGCAGCAGCCGCTCGAGCACGCGACCCGGATCAGGAAGACGGCGCTGCGCGGGCCGGCGACGAAGCCGCCGTTGTGAACGAGGCTCATCGCAGCCTCGGCTCCCGCTGGAGATCCTCGACCGAGCACCCGAGCAGGCGCGCGATCCCGCGCGCGGCCGCGATGGTCGCGCCCTTCTCGCCGCGCTCCCACTTGCGCACGGTCCAGTCCGAGGCCGTCGTGGCGCCGCGCGCCCGCAGCCGTTCGGCGAACTCGCGCACCGAAAGCCCGGCGGCCTGGCGGCGCAGCCGGACGGCGGCAGGATTCAGCCGGACGCGCCGATCGTCGGCGCGAGGGCGCCCGGGGCGCGAGGGGACGGGGCGGTTGGTCACGGCGTGGGTACCCTAGGCAACGGTGGGGGCGGGCGTCTACCTCCCGCTACGATTTTTCCCGTTTTCGGGGAGGCTAGGCGTGGCACGGACTTACGGCGCCGCCGATTTTGCCCTTTTCCGTGGAGCGGCCCCGGGCCGTTCGGCCAAGATGGGCGCGAGGCAAGAGCGGGCCGGAAGCCCGCGAGGCCCAACGAGGGTTCAGATGAGCACGAAGACGACGGAGCGCGAGGACCCCGTCACCGGGCGCCGCACGCTGCGGATGCGGGTGCCGTACCTCGGCTTCTCGCCTGCGCCGAGTCCGGAGACGACCAGGGAGGGTGTGTAGCCGTGCCGAAGGTCGTCAACCGCTACCACCACGAGCATCGTGTCCCGCCGGGCGCGGTCTACGTCGGGCGCCCCACGAAGTGGGGGAACCCCGTCCGCGTCACGCGCGCGGACCGCGCGAGCCCGGAGCGCGAGCGCGCGATCCTCGCCCGGTACGAGGCGCACGTGCGCGCGCGGCCGGACCTGATGGCCGCGCTCGGCGAGCTGCGCGGGCGCGACCTCGCCTGCTACTGCGCGCCGCTCGCCTGCCACGCGGACGTTCTCCTGCGGCTAGTCGAGGAGCTGTTCGGCGACGAGGCCAGCGTGCCGGACGACGCGACCTGCCCGTGGTGCGATGCGCCGCTGCGGCACGGCGCGCGGTGCGGGTGCCGAGGTGGCCGATGAATCCCCGGCACGACATCCTCGACACGGCCGCCGTCATGAAGATCGCGACGAGGCTCGGGATAGAGCTCGGGCGCTCCGACGCGGCTCTGGAGAACCGCCCGACCTTCGAGCAGGAGGAGGCGGCGCGCGCCGAGCTCGCGCGGGAGTTCGGGGCGTCGGTCGGCGAGACCGCCGCGTGGAACGTGCTCGGCGCCGGGCCGTTCAGGTCAGGCTACGCCCTTGGCAAGATGGACTGCGCCGGCGCGCGGCGCCGGTGCGAGATCAAGCGCGCCGCCCGCGCGCCGAGGGAGACGACCCGATGAAGCACCCGCCCGTCCTGATGCGCGACCACTGCCCGTTCGCAGGATGCGCGCTACCCGTCCCGCACGAGCACCTCGTCTGCCAGAAGTGCGGCGCCGTTTGCCACGGCAACTACTTCTGCCCGGAGTGCAAGGCGCAGCGCGAGAGCGACCTAGAGCTGCACGTCGTCGCGAAGGAGGTCTCCGATGCGCGCCGCTGACCTGAACGGACCCGAGCGCGCGCTCGCCCTCGGCGCCGCCGCGATCTTCGCGGCCGCGATCGTCGTCGCGATCGCGTGGCCGCTCGTCGAATGGCTCGTCCGCACGCGCAAGGCGCTAGGATGAGCGTGAACAAGCACAGGGGCGTCGAGCCGCCCGGAGAGGACCGTCCGTGAGCCCGACCAATCTCTCGCGGCCTCCCCGATCCGGCCCGGCGCCCCGTCTAGAACGAGCCTCGTCCCGTGGTGCGCGGGGAGATCCCGCGACGCTTCTACGGAGTCATGAATCAGGACGAGGCTCGGCCGAGCAGGCGTCGGCGCATGGTGCGCCGGGAGATCCGGCGACGGAAGAACTCCGGGGTGATACGCGAGCCCCGATTCGACCGATGAAACACGCCGACGCCAGCACCCACTACCCGCAACCCAGGAAGGACCGCAAACCGTGACCACGAAGATCGAACGACCGAAGAAGTCCCCCGAGCAGCGCGCCGCCGAGAAGGAAGCCGAGGCGAAGCGCATCCGCGATCAGGCCGCCGAGCGCGCGGCGCGCGCGACCGACGAACTCGCCGCGCTGTGCGCCAAGGCGCGACCGACGCTCGAGCGCGTGTACGGCGAGTCCGAGGAGCGCGACCTGGCCTCGACCGCCGAGCTGCAGTCCATCCGCGAGACGATCACCACGCTCGAGCTGATCATCCGGCGCATCGCCGGGACGCAGCCGAAGTAACGCGACTGGCCGCCCGGGAATAGGGGTCGCGAGCAACGCGACCTGAACCCCGAGGGCGAGAGCACGGGACCGTCTCACAGCCGCGCCCAGCTCCGCCGCGCGCGCCCCGACCGACCCGGGCGGCCTTCCCTTCCATCCCTACCCGTGACCGCCGCAGGAGAACGAACCGTGAACGCCGAAGCAGAAACGATCGAGATCGAGAACACCGGGCCCATCCAGCGCCTCGCCATCCGCCTCAAGCCGGGCGGGGGCGTCACCGTACTCAAGGGCCCGAACGCAGCGGGCAAGACGACGAGCGTCGACGCCGTGCGCGCCCTGGTCGGCGCGAAGGTAGACCTCACGCCGCGCGACGGCACGCTCGAGGGCCGTGTCTCCGGCCTCGGCGCGCGGCTGACGATCGGGCACAAAGTCGTCCGGCAGGGCGAGCTCGAGGTCGCGCACCTCGAGCACGACCTCGACCCGAGCGTGATCCCGGAGCCGGGGATCAAGGACCCGGAGGCGGCCGACATGGAGCGCGCCAAGTTCCTCTGCCGCGTCGGCGGCGTGGATGCCTCGCTCGACCTCTTCTCCGAGGTCCTCGGCCGCGCGCGCGTCGAGGCGGTAGCCGGGCTCGCGAGCGGGCCCAAGACGCGCGGCGCGGAGTCGGTGCCCGAGATGCAGAAGTGGCTCAAGCGCGACTTCGAGCTAGCGGCGCGCAACGAGGAGAAGCAGGCCGACGGGCTGCGCGGGATGGTCGCCGGGCTGACCGCCGCGTCGGACGGCGTTCCGCTAGACGACCCGAGCGACGAGCGCGAACTGGCGGCCGCGGCCGAGGCGTCCGTGCGCGAGCTGGCCGCGCGGGAGGAGCGTGAGCGCGAGGCCCGCCGGGCCGTCGAGGCGCGGGCCGCGGCGGAGAAGGTCCTGGCGACCACGGAGGAGCCAGAGAGCGCGGAGGCGATCGAGGGCGCGATCCTGGAGGCCGACGCCGCGTTCGCTGCGGCGCAGGTCGCTCTCGACGTCGCGAACCGGGGCGAGACCCCGGAGGTCAAGAACGCGGCGATGGCCTCGGCCGCGGCTATCGACGCGCACGAGCTGGCGAAGGGCGAGGTAGAGGCTGCCCGGGCCGCGGTGGTGCTTGCCGAGTCCCGGGCCGAGGAAGCGCGGCGCCGACGCCTTGAGGCGACGGGGGCGGTCGACTCGGCGCTCGCCGCCGCGCGGCGGGAGGCGAGCGCGGTCCTGTCCGCGGCGCGCGAGCGCGCGAGCGCTGCCCGCGGGCGGGCGGAGGACGCGGCGCGGCTAGAGCGGCTGCGCGACGCGGCCCGCCTGGCGCTTGAGGGAACGGCGGGGGCGGCCGATCCGGCTCGCGCGGCCGCCGACGTCCGCGCGCAGGTCGCCGTGGTGGAGGCCGCGCGCAAGGCGCAGGAGCACGGCGCCGTCGTCCGGCGCGCGAAGGAGAAGGCCGAGGAGGCCGCGGGCGTCCTTCGCCGGGTGCAGGCGCACCTCGACGAGGCGGGCGAGCTGCGCGCCTGCGCGGCCGGGTGCGAGGAGGTCGTCGCGCGCGCGATCGGACGCGCCTCGCCGGCCGGGATCCGAATGGTCGCCGGGCGGCTCGTGCTCGAGACCAAGCGCGGGGAGACGTACCTCTCCGATCTTTCGACCGGCGAGCTCTGGCGGATCGCGCTCCCCGCGGTGATCGCGCACGTCGGCCGCGGCGGGATCGTCGCGGTGCGGCAGGAGGCGTGGGAGGCGCTCGACCCCGAGGGGCGCGACTACGTCGACCGCGAGGCCGCGGCGGCCGGCGTCCACGTGCTGACCGGCGAGGCGACCGGCGGCGAGCTTCGCAGCGAGGCGCACGTCGCGGCGGGTGTGGCGTGAGGCCCGCGGCCAGCGAGCGTTCGGCCTCCGGACGGGCCAAGGCGAGCGCGCCTCCCGACGATGCCGCCGAGAGGGCGTACGAGGAGATCCTCAAACGCGCCGAGCTGTTCGGCCTAGTCGTCCAGGCGTACGGCGGCGTCGCGACGATCGCGATCCCGCGCGAGCAGCGCAGCGCCGGTATCCGCGCGCGGGTCCTCGAGGCGCACGTCATGGTCGAAACGAAGGCGGTGCTGCGTTGAGAACGATCTGGAAGTACCCGCTCGGGATCCTCGACTCGCAGATTATCGATGTGCCCCGCGTCGCTTCGCCGCTCGGCGTCCAGAACCAGCCCGTCGGGGGGCGCGACCAGCTCGTTCTCTGGATGCTGGTCGAGGACGAGGCGCCGAAGATCACCGTCGAGGTCGTGGTGCGCGGGACGGGCCACGAGGCGCTCGGCCTCTTCCGAAGCGAGTACGTCGGCACGGCGCAGACGCACGGCGGGGCGTTCGCCTGGCACGTTTTCCTGCCGCGTCTCCCTGGCGCCGGATCGCTGGAGCTGCCGTGATCGTTTTCGGGATCGACCCCGGCGTCCGTGGCGCGCTCGTCGCGCTCGCTCCTTACTACCAGCTCGTCTCGGCCGTCGAGCTTCCGATCGTCGGCGGGGCCAAGCGCCGCCGGCTCGACGCGGTCGCGTTCTCGAGGCTGTTCGACGTGCGGCCGGCCGGGTCGGTGGCGTTCGTCGAGAAGCAGATCGCGATGCCCGGCCGCGGCGCGATGGACGGCATGACGAGCGGGATCCTCTACGGCGCGATCTGCGCCGTCGTGGAGCTCCTCGGCCTCCCGCTCGTCGAGGTCTCGGCGCAGGAGTGGCAGGCGTCTATGGGCGGACTGCCGTCGCGCCCCTCGTCCGTCCGCAAGCCGACGCAGCCCTCGCTCGACCCGCTGATCCACGCCGAGCACGAACGGAACCGGCGCGAGAAGTCGCGCGTGCTCGCCGCGCACCGCAAGAACCTCAAGCTCGAGGTCGCCCGCCGCGCCGTGTCCGAATGCCCGGCGCTGCGCGGCGCGACGTACGTCGGCGGGGCGCTGCACGACGGGATCGCCGACGCCTACTGGATCGCCCGGCACGGCGTTCGAGGCCGGGATGTTTCGGGCCCCGCCGTGAGCGCTACCGGGGAGGAGCGCTCCGCGCTCAGCGGCGCGTCGTAGCGAGCCGCGTCGCCGCGACGACCCCCCGGAGGAACCGCTCAGCGGCCTCGCGGTGCTCGCGCTCGTCCCACCAGTGGCTGACCCCCGAGGGGTGCGGGACCATCGCCGCGAGGAACCGCTCCCGGGCCGCCCAAGAGGGCGCCGGTTCGCGCGCCGGCCAGGAGTCGAGCGTCCGGCGCAGGAGGTCCCCGGACGCGCGGCAGCGCACCTCGCGGCGGCAGACGAACCGCCACTCGAAAAGCGCCCGCCGGCCGTCGCGCCCGCTCCCGCCGAGCCGGAACGCGTCGGCGACGCCGCGCCCGAGCAGGACGCCCCGCCGGCCGACGAGCGCGGGGAAGAGCTCCCAGGCCGCGAGGCGGGCCCTGGCGAGCACGAACGCGTCGTTCTGGCTAGACCCCTTCCCGGGGTACTCCGGCAGGAGGTTGAGCCGCTCGAACCAGGCCTCGTACTCGCCCGGGAACCCCAGCCCGGCGAGCTCCGCCAGGCGACGCCCGGACGGCCCCATGATCGGCCGGGCCGGGCCCGACGAACGGCCGGGCGCCTGGCCCACCAGGACGAGCCGGGTCGAGCGCGGGGCCTCGATCACGCCTCGGGGCGTCGTCAATCGAGCGCGCCCTCCAGGTCCGGGCACAGGGTCGTCCCCGCGTCGGTGATGAGGGCCCCGGTCCACGGCCCGGCCCCCGTCAGGGCTCCCGAGGCGGCCGTAGAGAGGATTCGGCCGTGGCCGCGGTCCGCGATGAGCGCGTACGGGGACGGCTGCGTCGTCGCCATAGCCGTCCTGATCCCGGCCCACAGGTGCGTTCCGGCCGCGACGGAGATCGCCAGCGTGTTCGTGTTGCCCTTGACGCCCGTGCCCGTGAGGTCGTCGACCGTCCCGGTGGCCGCCAGCTTCGTCACCGTTTGATTGGCCCGCGAGGGGGCGGTCGGCGTCGAGAAGAAACCTACCTCGGCCGTCTGCGCGCCGGCCCCGGCCGTCCGAACGGCGAAGCGCACGAACGCGAACGTGCTCGTGACGGTGACACGGCCTAGGTACACGAAGTAGGCCGTGTTGGAGACGAGGATCATCCCCGTGTTGATGTTCGGAAGGGTCGACCGAACGCACCTTCCGCTCGTGTCCATGAGCTGCGCGAGCCCCTGGAGGAGCCCCCCGCTCGCGGCCGCCTGGTGCGTGTGCGTCGCGTTGGTGAGGTCGGCGATCGTCGGCGTCATCAGGTTCGGCGAGCCCTGCATCACCGCGACGGTTCCCGTGCCGGTCTTGGCAGTCACGTCCGAGAGGTCGGCGAGCGCGAGCACCTCGGAGAGCCAGCCCGCGGCGAGCTTGTTGCTCCCGTCCGCGATCGGGATCTTCGAGGCGGTCGGCGTCGCCGTCGCGTCGAGGTCGGAGATCAGCTTCCGGACCGCGGTCCCGTCGTGCCACTTGATCAGGGCTCCGTTGCGCTGGAGCAGTCCCGAAGTCGGATCCGCGGCTTGATCCGTCAGCAGGATGGGATCGACGAGAGAGATCCATCCGCCCCCGCCGGACGCGACGCCTTTCAGGGTCAGGGAGGGCGGCCCGATCCCGCCGAAGAGAGCGCCGATGATCGTCTGCCCGACGCTGCGGCCCGCGACGGCCGCGTACTGAACGTGATCGTCATCTCCGAGGCCGGTCAATGCCGCGCCGTGGTCGAGCGTCGCGCCGCCGGCCGCGTCCTGGTGATTGTGGTTCGCGTTGACCATCGACGCGATCGTCGGCATGACGATCGCGGGCGACGTGTCCATGACGACGACCGTGCCGGTTCCGGTCTTCGCCGTGACGTCCGTCATGTCGGCGAGCGCGAGGACCTCCTGCAGCCAGCCGGCCGCGAGTTTCCCCCCGCCGTCCGCGATCGGGATCTTCGACGCGGCCGGCGTCGCGGTCGCGTCCGAGAGAGCCGTCGCCCCAACCATCTGCCCCGCGTTCGCGGCGTCCGAGTGGTCGTGCTGCGCGTTCAGGAATCCCGGGGCCGTGCGGATCACGGCGTTGTCGATCCGCGGATTGACGACCTGCGGCGCGAGCTGCATGGCGACTACGTCCCCGGACCCGGTCACTCCCGACACGTCGGAGAGGTCGGCGATCGAGAGCTGCTCGAAGAGCCAGCCGAGCGTGACCGTAAGGTTCGCGGTTTGGATCGGCCCGGCGCGCCAGACGGCGCCGTCGCACTCGAGGTAGTGGATCTTGTCCCCGTCGGCCACGGGGACGACGTACGTCGCGCTCCCGTTCACCAGAGGCGTCGCGTCCGCGACGTTGGCGAAGAACGTCGCGCCTTGGTCTCCGGCCGCGTTGTGCACGACGACGAGCAGGAGTCGCCCCTGCGACTCGGCCGCGAGCGGAAGGAATAGGTCGACGTGCTGCTCGGTCGCGTCGAGAGTGACGAAGAAATCTCCGGGCTGAACGGTGTAGTCGCCGGCTCCGCCCAAGGCGTCGAGTAATTTCGACTCTTCGCCAGCCGGAACCTTGGGCCAGTAGCTCGCCATGACTCAGGGGGCGATCGTCCCGCCGACGCGGAGCTTCGCCAGGAGGTCGTTGAAGTCCGTCACGAGCTCGCCGAGCGTCCCCGCGACGGAGTCCGCGCGCGCGGAAGCGCGCTTGGGGATCCGCTCCCACGACGTGCCGTTCGAGATCACGGCCATCCACCCGGCCGTCGGGTCGTTGATCGCGGCAAACCCGCGGTCGTTCTGGCTCGCGTTCGGCAGGTCCGCGAAGAGCCCCGTCGACGGCTCCGGCAACGGAAGCGCGGTGATCAGGTTGTCGCGCCAGCTATCGAGCTCGGCGTCCCAGCTCTCGGCCTGGTGCAGGATCAGCGGCCACGTTCTCTTCGCCATCGGTCTCCCCTAGCTACACCTTGGTGATGAGGATCTCTAGCTCCGAGCTCGCGTACCCGGCCTTGACGATCAGGAGCCGCGCCCGGAACAGGAAAATCTCGCTTCCGAAATCCGCGACGAGCTGCGCGTTCGTGTAGGTGAACGACGGCGTCAGGATCCCGACCACCTCGCGGACGATCACCCCCAGGTTCGTCGTGAATCGCAGAACGAACTCCCCGTCGACGGGCGACGAGCCGGTCGGGTCGCCCGCCCCCTGCGCGCCCGCCCCTGTCCGCGGCGAGATCACCGAGCGGTAGCACCACTTGAGCAAGACGTTCTGCGTCGGCCGGTAGGTGTTGCTCCCGTTGGCTGTCCGGAAGTTGAGCGGCTCCATCGGCACGACGCCCTTCCCTGTCAGCGTTCGGGTGACCGGGCTGATGTTGTTCAGGTTCCAGGCCCGGTCGATCGTCATCGGCTGGGACTTTTCCGAGAGCAGCACGTTCGGGGCGAGCAGCGTATCGCGGATGAGCTGGAGCGTGTTCTGCTGAAAGATGTAGACGACGAGGTTGGCGATATGCGCGACCTTCTTCGTGTCGAACCGGGCGCGGATCAGGCCGTCGAGCGTGTAGTTGCCCGAGCCGATCGCCGTCGCCTTCTTCAGGAAGCCGATCTCCTGGCCGTTCACCGGGTCGTCGATCACGGCCACCTGCCGGCCCGATCGCCAGTTGATCGGGTCGCCGGTCAGGTCGAGCACGGTCGCGATGTCCGGGCCGAGCGCCTGGATCGTCGGGCCCGGGTCGAGGACGGACGGGCCGTCGGCCGCCATCGGAGCGAGTAGCCGCCCGCCGGCGATCAGCGCGTCCTCGTGCGCGACCTTCGTGTACGTCGATCCGTCGCGCGAGATCCAGATATCGGCGCCGACGATGTTCGCGTGGAAGCGGATCCGCGGCGCGACGATCGCCTGGGAGTCCCGGATCCCGAGCGCGGCGAGGACGTGGGCCGGAACCTCGAGCTGCGTGAAGGCCCGGTCGGGCTTGGGGGAATCGGAGATGATCGGCGGGGGGCCGTCGTCGCCGGTGAACTCCGAGGCCGGCTCGCCGTAGTGGTCGGGTAGCGCGCGCAGCTCGACCTTGCCCGTCAGCACGTTGATCTTTTTCCCGATCAGTCGGAGCTTCGCCGCCGCGCCCGTGCTCTGGAGCCCCGACGAGAGGAAGACCTGCCCGATCGGCATCAGCCGCGCCTGCCGGGTCGAGAAGATCCGGTAGGACGCCGCGCCCGGCATGTCCTCCTGCGATCGCCGTTCGGCGACCTTCGTGGCCGCGTCGAAGCTCGTCACGGTCACGATCGGGACGCGACGCGCGCGCACGCCGGCGCTGTCGTCGATCGAGGCGTTGCCGTCGTCGTCGATCTTGATCGGCATGTCCCGGTAGCCGCGCTTCCGGTCGGGGAAGATGAAGACCGTCCGCGTCGGCAGCTCCGGGTTCTCGACCGCGTTGTCGACCTGCGGCATGGGCCGAACGATCAGATCGTCCGTCAGGATGGGCACTCCGGTGATCGGCACGAAGCGTTGCGCCCGAAAGACGACTTGGCCGTTGCTCTCGAGCGCGGCGAAAATCCCGAGGTCCTGCATGATCGCGCCGACCGTCCCGGAGACGGCGTCGCCGTCCTCGGTCAGCACGTTCACCGGGATCCGCTCCTCCTCGGCCATCTGCCCGATCTCCTCGAGCGAGGCGAGGTTGAAGTCGTCCTGGTCGAGCTCGCGCCCGTAGGGCCACGGCGCGAAGAGCTTCTCCCAGATCACGTGGGCCGGGTTGCACCCGTCGTCCTCGCCGTCGACGTAAGGCGTGGTTGTGCCGGCCACGTTCGCGCCGACGAGCGTGACGGCGAGAAGGATCACCGTTCGATCCGGCTGATAGTACGTTCCGTCGGGGAGCTGGATCGGCGAGGAGTACGTCGAGCCGAGGATCGGGTAGTCGCCGTCCGGCACGGCGTTGTTCTCGACGAACATCATCCCGCCGTTCAGGAACAGCGCCGTCTGATCGCCCGAAACGATCAGAGCCGCGGTCCCGACCGGGCCGTTCGTCACGGCGACGATCGTGAAGTCCGTCCCGTAGAGACTGCGCGTCGCGTCGATCCAGGCGTTCGACTGCGTGAGCCCCGACGAGACCCGGCGCTCCATCTCGTAGGTCATCAGCGGCCAGTTGGGGCTCGGCCCGAGCCGCTTCCCGGAGATCTGCGCGAACGGATCGCCCGAGCCCTTCCATGTCGCTCGCGTCGCGAGCGGCCAGCGGCTGGCGAAGCCGAGGCCGTGCTGCGGGTCGTCCAGGTCGACGTCGATCGGCTGGTCGTGCTCGCCCCACCAGATCGTGAACTGCCCCTCGATCCCCGTGTCGATCGCGCTGCCCGATGGAAAGAGGACCGAGTCGATCGGGCCCTTGAAGATCACCTTCCCGTGCTGGCTGATCGAGTGGAGCCGCGTCCCGGGCCCGACGTGGAGGCCGTGGACGCCGTCCTCGTAGTAGACCTTCGCGCGCCCCGCGGAGCCCTTGCCCTTCGAGCCGGAGATCGTCTCGTTGCGCGACGAGCGGTTCTTCGCCATTAGGAACAGCGGTTTCACGCGGCGCCGGCCGGCGAGGTAGGGGAGCATCACGCCGCGCGTGGCGAGCTGCGTCGGCGCGTCATCGTGGAGCGACTTGTCCTTCTTCACCAGCAGCCGGTTGGCGAGGTAGGACAGCGCCGCCGAGGCGGCGATCTGCAGGGCGATCATCGCCATAGGTGACGATCCCCCTGTCGGTAGACGCGGTGGACGACGCGCAGCATCCCGGCGCCGGTGCGATGGACGCCGCTGCCGGTCGCCTCCCAGACGTGGTTCCGCTCGGCCCCTACGATCATCCCGTGGCCCGGCCCTGCGCCGAGGTCGCCGGTGACGACGAGGTCGCCGGGCTCGAGCGAGAAGTCGGTGACGATCCGGTTGGGGGCGTACAGGCGCCGCAGGGCGCGCATGACTCGGAACGCGCCGTCGCGGTCGTGCAGCGCCGCATCCTGCGGGAGGAGTTCGGGCGCGACGCGCTCGCGGCGGTAGAGCTCGTCGAGGCAGCCGGTGTCGAAGCGAACGCAGTCGACGCCGCCGAGCCGCCCCTTGCACCGCGATCCGGCCATGTAGGGCGTGCCGCGCCAGCTCTCGAGGATCCCGGCGAAGCGCAGGCGGATCAGCTCGGCGTCCTCCGGCGAGAGGCCCGGCTCGGTGATCGGCCTCCAGCGGAAGGTCGGGAACGCGACGGCGACGGGCACCTAGCCGACCTCCATCGTCGGGTTGTACGCGGGAGTGCCGTAGCCGAGGGCGAGAAAGTGCGCCTCGTTGCTGAACCGGGAGCGGCAGGTCGGCTTCGTCTTGTCGCATCCGGCGACGACCTTCACGACGCCGTTGAGCCAGGTCCCGGGCGGGTCGCGCACCAGGTAGAACGTCGTCCCCGAGACCCACTCGCGGATCGAGATCCGGACGCCGTCCTTCTCCACGTAGCCGCGGTGAAAGTACCGCGGCAGCACGCCGGGCAGCCCGCCGATGATCACCGCTCGCCCGTCGATCTGGGTCAGGATCCCCGAGTGGGTGAAGCCTGCAGAACTCAACGCGCAACCGATCCCGAAAAGCGTCCAGTCGCAGGTGACGTCGACGCTCAGCCCCTCGAGCACATTGAGGTACGCCTTCCAACTAGGCGACTCGAGCATGACAACGCCTGCCTTGCCTCCGTGGTTGCGGTGGGCCATCGAGACGCGCCCGACGTGCAGGACCATCTCGTCCGTCGCGCCGTCCGTGTCGGTGACCTCGAGGATCCGGGCGCGCACGAGCGAGTGCGCGCGGCCGTCCGAGATTCGGTCCGCGAAGGCGTTCGTCAGCGGGAGCAGGATCTGCGCCGGCTTCTCCTCCAGCGTCCCGTTGATCTCAGCGAGGTTGACCTCGAGCGCCGGCTCCGAAAGGTAGGTCCCAGTCGTGTGGGAGAGGTCGACGGTCCAGTCGGTCAGGCGCTCGTGCGTGGGGAACCCGTCTCCGCCGTAGGCGAAGTCGACGAGCCGCTTCGACTTCTTGCGGGCTTTCTGGAGGCTGTTAGATGCCACGGGGAGGATCCCAGCACGTCAGGGGATCGGCGTCCAGAAGGAGCCGTAGCGGGTCGAGAGGTAGGTGCCGAGGAAGTTGAGCTCCGCCGAGGTGAGCGCGCGCTTGTAGATCCCGATCGCGTTCACGTTCCAGGAGAAGCCAATCGAGCCGTCGCCGCTCCCGCCCGAGGCGACGGCGAGCCGGGGGATCTCGATCTGCCGCGCGTGCGCGTCGGCCGCGATCGACGCCGCGGGGGTCGCGGCCGAGCCGACCAGCGTCCCGCCCTTGTAGAGCCGCGCGTATGTCGACGGTTTCCAGGTCACGACCAGGGTCATCGTCTCGTTCGTTCGGAAGTCTGGGCCGACGATCCAGCGCGAGGTGTCGACCACGTCCTGGGTCTCGAAGAAGCAAACTCGGTGGCTGTGGTCTCCGCCGGACATGAACAGGTCGTTCGTCCAGAACTCGAAGCAGCCGGCGAGCCGGAGGAAGACCCCTTCGTAGAGCGTGCTGAGCTGCCCTGTCGTCCGCAGGTTGATGAAGAACGTCAGGCCGTCGACGTTGCTCCAAAACTGCGGCGCGCTCGCCTGGAGGAGCATCGAGTGGCCGGGCGACGCGCCAGCGAACTGCGCGGTCGGGTTCCCGTTCGAGACCGAGGGGATCCCCGGCACGTAGATCCACGGCCGGAGCAGGACGTTGTTCTGCCCGTCTCCGTCAAGGCACGGGTCCGAGAAGGTCTGCCGGATGTCGTCCCAGACGCCGCACCGCGCGCCGAGGCCGATCGTCGGTCCGGGCAACAGCGGCACGATCCGCTGGTCGATGTTCGGCGGGCCCTGCCAGACCCAGCAGTTGATCCCGGCCTCGAACCACGCGTAGAGATTCGGGACCTGCGTCGGCGGCGGGTCGCTCGTCGGCGGCTCGAAGATCCCCGTCAGCGTGACGTCCTTCTCTTCGAGCGCGTCGATCATCAGGAGCCGCGTGCTCATCGTCTCGTCGGTCGACCACTTCTCCGTCATGGCGTCGGAGTCGAGCCGGACGTGGTGCGCCGAGGTCGCCCGCCGAATCAGCGCCGCGGAGAGCGTCGTACCCGCGTCCGCGAAGCCGAGCGTCCACGTGCCGTTCCCGTTGTCGACGTAGGAGGTGATCGCGCGCGTGACCACCGTTCCGTCGAGCTTCAGGATCCCGACCGCGGGCCAGAACTTCTGGAGGTCCAGGAAGTTGCCGATCGCGGTGATCGTCAGCGTCGTGGTCGTCGCGGAGACGACGTCGTGGATCGACTCTGGGGCGACGAGCCAGAAGTCGCGCATCCGCCCGCAGACGTAGTCGAAGAACTGGATCGTCTTCCACGCCTGCGGGCGCCGAAGCGCCGTGATCTCCAGCACGTGCCGCTGCCGCGGGCGATCGCCGAGCAGCTCCTGGACGGTCCCGAGCCCCTGGCCGCCCTCCTCGCCCTCGCGCAGGACCTCCGACCGGAGGTTCGCGCTCCAGTCCGGCGGAACGTTGAAGACGGGGATTCCCTGGTAGGTCGAGACCCCCGCCGGGATCGCCTCCGTCGTCGGGTTGAGCGCGGACCGCCCGAAGATCTCCCGGACCTGCAGGTCGACGTGGCAGGTCTGGTCGCTCAGGAAGAGCGCCGAGCCCTCCAGGTTCGGCAGCACCTCGAGCACGGGGTAGACGCGCGCGCCCGCGGGGTACGTCTGCGGGAGCGCCGACTCCGTCGTGATCGTCGAGGCCGTGAGCCCGACGATCTTCTGGTAGGACGGATTCGCGGGCAGGTTGTTGGGCCGCGACCAGACGTGGACCAGGCACCAGGCCCCGACGAAGAAGCGCCGGTAGCGCGTGTCGCAGTTGATCGTCGTCCCCGACGAGGCCGCCGTGACCTTGGAGAAGTCGCAGTAGAGCGGGACGACCGTCCGCTGCTGGCTCTGCCGCTGGAGGTTCTGCCAGAGCTCGGTCGCGTCCCGGACGCGCAGCCCCGTGAGCGAGGCCGTCAGCGTCCGGTAGGGCTTCGCGACCGAGCCGCGCCGCTCCTCGGCGACCGTGCGCGCGGCCGTGACGTCCGTGAGCCAGGCTGACTCGAGCGTCGCCTCGCCGGACCAGTTATGCCGAATCATGTTCGGCAGCGGCACGGGGAGGACCCCGGCCACGACCGTGACCCCGGCCGGCGGCGGGATCACGACGCGGTGCGCGCCAACCTCCGCGGCGAACCGCGTCGCGCGCAGGCCGAGCGTTGGCGGCGTCTGGGGCACGTGGGCGCCGACCTCGGCCGCGAACCGCGTCAGCCGCACCGGGATCTTGAACGAGTGCGCGCCGACCTCGGCCGCGAACCTCGTCGCCCGTAGGTTCGCGGCCTTGTGCGCCCCGACCTCGGCCGCGAACCGCGTCGCGCGCAGCTTCGGCGTCCCCGGCTTGGCCCCTACCTCGGCAGCGAACTTCGTCGCGCGCATCGGGATCGGCGTCGGCACCTCGAGCTCGATCGCCGTGCAGCGAACGACGTCCCCCGCGGCGTACGTGCGCGGGAGGATGTTGACGTTGAGCTGGGTGTAGTCGGTGATCAGGTTCGCCTGAGCCACCGACAGGTTGACCACCCACGTCGTCCACGCCGCGTTGATGTCGATGATCGCGTCGAGGATCACCGTGCCCGCGGGCATCTGCTTGAGGATGCAGCGCAGGTTTGTCGTCGACGCCGCGCGCGCGCGCGCGCGCAGGATGTGATTCGACCGATCGGTCGGGATCAGCGGCGGCGTTCCGAGCCGGACCTCGCAGGTCGCCCCGGTCGTCGTCGCCGCGATGTGCGTAGTGTTGTTGTCCGCGGCCGCGACGCCCTCGTCGATGCACTGGTGGACGGTCGCGTCGCCGACGAGCGTCCAGTTCGTGTTCGCGACCGTCGAGATCGGGACGAGGATCTGAGCCATCGCGGCGCCCGGCCGCCTACGGCCCAGTCTTCAGTCCCATCTTGCCCGCGTTCACGCGCGCGACGGTCCAGTCCGCGGCCGTGTTCGGGTCCTGCTCCATGATCCGCTCGATGCCCGGCCGAAACGACGTCTGGGTGATCGCGATCCCGGTCCCGAGCGAGGTCGTCGGCGTCGCGTCCTTGTAGACGAACTTCACCGTGCGCGAGCCCGAGCTAGTCAGACGCACGTTCGCCTTCTGCGTGACGCAGAGGATGTTCCCGGTGATGAAAACGAGGTCCGACATCGCGTAGAGGTCGGACTGCGCGTCGGTCGGCGACTCGGCGTAGGTCGCGTCCGCGTCGTGCCGGTTGCCGCCGGAGTTCGGATCGTCGACCTTGTCGAAGTGCGTCGCCGGCGCGGCGGGGAAGATCGACCATTCGGCCGTGTCGTCCGGCGTTACCGGGTTGATCCCCTCGATCACGTAGTCGCCGAGGAAGTCGTTGCGGATCGCGCCGGAGCCGTCGACCACGTAGATGTCGTCGAGGTACCAGCCGAGGGCGCTAGCGGACGCGAGACCGAACTTGATCTTGTTCGCGACGGCCGTCCCGAGGTTCGACGTCTGCACGCTCGACTCCGAGAACGCGCCCGCCGTCCCGCCGGACGTAGCGCCGACGACGACCTCGTTCACCTTGAGCGAGTAGGAGCCCGTCGCGCCTGTCGCGAGGACGACCTTGAGCTCGGCGTACTCCCACGAGTCGAAGTTGAGCTCGACCGACTGCGCCAGCAGCGTCGCCCCGCGCATCAGCTTGAAGATGTGGTTCCGCGTGTCCGTCGTCCCGCGGATCACGTCGAGCCGGATTTGCTCGCCGCCCGTGTCGAGCAGGGCGATGACCGTGAACCCCGAGGCGCCCGGGTCGGTCCCGCGATTGCCGATTCCGACGACCCACGTTCCCTGCGAGGAGAGCGCGAAGGTCTGAAAAGTGGCGCTGACGTTCTGGCCGACGAAAAGGGCCGTCCCCTGGAGGCGCCCGCCGACGAAGGTCGGCGTGCCGACCGGGACCCACGTCTCGTAGTCGTCCTGGAGCCCGCCCGTCGACGCGCTGACCTCGAATCCCTGCTGGTGTCGAAACGCCATCTTCGGATCCTCCTATACCCTGCCGAGTCCCCCCAGGCCTAGCACCGAGAGCAGCTCGCTCGAGTTGCGCTGCGCGAAGCGCATGAACGCCTGGTCTCCGCCGTGGAGCATCCGCTCGAGCCCCTGGTCGTCCCCGACGACGAGCGCGCGCTCCGGGCGCCTGGCGCCGGCCCCGAAGCTGCCGCCGGCCACCTCGCCCCCGGAGTCGTAGTTGCGACGCCCGGCCAACGGCGCGCGCCCGACGTGGGGCATCAGCGACCGAGCCAGGTCGGGCGGAATCAGGTGCTTCCAGATCGCGTTCATGTAGTCGGCGCCGTAGAGCGCGACCGTCGCCTCGTCCATGACGTGCTCGCCCGGCGTGAGCATCGCCCGGACGACGTCGCGGTGCACCGGCGGCCCGGGAACCCAGCCGCCCTCGTCAAAGCGCAGGATCGGCCCGCCTCCGCTCCTCGGCTGCACCGGCCCGATGAAGTTCGCGTCGCCGGGGGCCGGCACGCCGCCGCCTCCGAAGAGGCCGAGCACTCCCTTGAGCGCGTTGAACGCCAGCAGCTTGGCGATCATGATCGCGAGGTTCGCGACGAAGTTGCGCGCGAAGTCCCCGAGCGACTGCTGCCCGCGGGCGAGGACCTCGACGAAGTCGCCGAAGCCGTTGACGAGCGCCTCGCCGAACTGCTGTCCGGCCGTCTGGACGTTCGAGAGCTTGTCGACCGTGTTCTCGGCGCCGACGCCGACCGCGGAGAAGAAGCCCTCGATCCCGCCGGCCTCGTCGGGGAGGTTCTTGTCCTTGATCGCCTGGAGCCGGTCCGCGAGCGTCTGGAGCTGGTCGTTCAGCTCGGGGTGCGCCGCGGCCAGGCGCTCGATCCCGTCCTTCGCCTCGTCGGCTTCCCGCCCGAACTCGCGGAGCGCCTCGGCCCGCTGTCGGAAGGCGTCCGACGAGGTGATCGCCCCGCCCTGGCGCTGCTCGGCGATCCCCGCGAGCTTCGTTTGCAGGTCGCCGGCCGCCTTCTCGACGCCTCTCTCCAGGTCGGTCGCGATCGCGATCGACGCCGCCTCGGCGGCAGGCCCGATCTCCTTCAGCGCGGCCGTGATGGTCCGGATCTTGTCCGCGGTCTCGACCGTGGCGTTCGGGGTCGTGAGCGCGTCGAAGAGCTGGACGCGCAGGTTGGCCGCCTGCTCTGCAGCGGCCTGGGTCGCGGCCTCGACCTGGTCGACCGCGCCCTTCGCGTCGATCCGGCCGTCCGAGAGCTTCTGTTCGACGCCTTTGAGCGCCTCGTCGAGCGCCTTCTTCGCCGCGCCCGCCTCAGCCTCGGCGACCGTGACCTTGATGCGCACGTTGAGGTCGGGGATCTCCTTCTCGAGCTCCGCGATCAGCTTGTCGATCTGCGGCTTGAGGTCCGGCGCGGCGGCCAGGATCCCGTTCAGGTTCTCGCGCGCCGCGCGCGCGCGGTCGCCGAGCTGGTCGAGCACCGACCCCAGGCGCTCGGTCAGCTCCGCGCGCGTGATCCCCCCGGCCGAGAACGCCTCGGCACCGGACTTCGCCTGCGCCTCCAGCTCGGTCGTTTGCTTCTTGAGCAGGTCGAGCGTCGACTCGGCGCGCTTGATCGAGACGTCCCGGAGCTGCTCCTCGGTCGCGAGGATCTTGAGGACGTTCTCCTGCTCGGCTTTGCTGACCTTGGCGAGCTCCGCCTGCCGATCGTCGATCTCGCCGACGACCTCGACGCGCTCTTTCTCGAGCGCGAGGACGTCCTTCGCGATCTGTTCTTGTAGGTCCCCGCTGACGTTCGGCGCCTCGACCTGGACCTGCTGGACCTGGTCGTCGATCAGCACCTTGCGCTGCTCCAGCAGCGCGATCTCGCGCTCGAGCGCCTTAGACCGCGCGTCCTGGTCGAGCGCGCCCTTCTGGGCGAGCGATTCGTCTGCGGCTCGGCGCAGGTCCAGGTAGCGCGCGAAGCTGATCTGTTCGTCCTTGAGCTGGTCGTCGAACTTCTTGTCGAGGACGGAGACGAGCGATTCGCGCGTCGTGGCGTCGATCGACTTGAGCAACGTCCGAACTTTCTCCGGCGTCAGGCCCGAGACGTTCGCCGACGAGAGCAGGTCGGGCGTGATGAGCTTGATCGACGAGAGGTCGTCGGCCAGGGCCTTGGTGTTCGCGACGATGCGCTCGCCCTTCTTGCGCTCGGCCGCTATCTCTTTCTCGATCGCCGCGATGCGGCCGTTCACCAGGCGTTCGGTGGAGGCCGCCTGGGACACCTCGAGGGAGCCGTCGACCGCGACGACCGCGTTGGCGATCTCCCCGATTCGGAGCTCCGCGGCCTGCACGTCCTCGTCGCTCGGCAGGAACGGGAGCAGGACGCGCGCGGGGAGATTGCCGAGCAGGGCCGCGCCCGTCACCAGGCTCTTGATCTTCCCGAACGTGACCGTCGCCACGTCGGCGAGCGAGGCTATCAGCAAACCGGCCTGCGCGACGCGCACCTTGAAGAAGTCGAACAGGTCGTCGATCGTCAATCGGCCGGAGACGATCTTCGCGATGATCTCGGAGACCTGGCCGAAGACGGCGCCGAAAACGTCGAGGATGTCGCTCCACGTGCCCTTGATCGTGATCGACGGGTCGATGATCTTGAGGATCGCGAAGCCGATCGCGGCGCCGGCAGCCGCGGCCGCGGCCAAAATGCCCACGAGCGTCCCGAGGACCGGAGCCGCAGCGGCGATGCCCAGGACGAAGACGGAGATCGTCTCCAGCGAAGGGGCGACCGCGACGAGGTTCCCGACGACGAGCGCGATGGTGGTGATGGAGCCGACGGCCGCCGCGATCCCCGTCACGAGCGCCCCGACGATCACGAGGGCCGGCGCCGCTTTCTCCAGGAGCGTGATGACGGCGGTCCCCGCGGGTGAACTGACGGCCTTCTGGAGAGCCTCGACGACGTCGGCGACCGTCGTGAGGATCGCGAGCTTGATCCCGACGATGCGCTTCCCGAACTCTTCGCTGGAGTCGGAAACGCGCTTGAGCTGCGCGTCGACGCGCCCGAAGCCGGTCTGCGCCGCGGCCTCGGCCGTCCCCTTGAATTTGCCCTCGAGGATCTCGAGGACCTCGTTCAAGGTCTGCCCGTCCTTGATGACGTCCTTGAGGCCCGGGATCGACTGGATCAGCCCGCGCGCCGTCCCGCCCTCGCCGATCGAGGCGATCCCGCGCGCGACGAGCTCGATCGGGATCTGGAGTGCCGAGGCCGTGTCCGCGGCTACGCGCAGCGTCCGAGGCAAATCGCGCGCGTTGACCCCGATGTTCTTCATCAGGGCCGCGGCCCGAACCAGCTCCGCGTTCTGGACGTTCGTCGCCTTGCTGATTTCCCTCGTCTGCGCGAGGATTTCTGCCTGCGCCTGCGATCGGCCGTCGAGCGCAACCAGGAGCTGCTGCTCCGCCTGGACCTCCTCTTTCGCGAGGTCGAGCGCCTTGTCGATCGCGAACGCCGCGGCGACGCCCGAGGCGAGCGCCGTCAGCTTCGCGAGCGCCGGGTCGATCGTCCGCGCCAGCTCCTGCGCCTTGCCCGCGATGCCCGCGACGGCGGCCCCCGCCTTCTCGAGCGGTTTCGAGAGCTGGTCCCGCAGGATCGCGGTGATCGTGACCGGCTGGTCAACCACGCAGGGCCTCCTCTTGCTCCCCCGGGGCCTCCGGTTCGGGCTCGCCGACGCCGCGCAGCTTGCGCACGGTGTCCTGGAGGTTCTTCCCGGCCCCCTTGTCGAAGACGGCCGCGATCGACGCGCTCAGAATCGACGCCGCGTCGGCCATGAGCCGCGCCTTCATCCGCTGGGACTTTCCGATCCAGAGCCAGAGCTCGGGGAGGCTCCAACCGCGATAGGGCCACCCGGGTCGTTCTCGGCCGACGACGTCGGCATACGAGTGGCCGGAAGAGACGAGGAGCTGGAGAGCATCTCCGAGATCGAAAACGGCTGTCCCGTGGCCTTCGAGATCAGCCTCTCCAGCGCCTCCAGCCAAGGGCGCCATTTGCGCTCCTCGAGGAAGCTCTCCTCGACCCACGCCTCGACCACGGCGGCCAAGTGCCAGTGCGGCAGGTCGTCGAGCGTCGCCTCTGGGTGCCCCTCGACCTCGACGACGCAGCACTCGCGAACGAGGCCGGTCAGGTCGGAGAGGATCAGCGGGCCGAGGCGCTCGAGGAGGTTTCCGACGACCACCTTCGACGCTCCCCCCTGGAGCCCGCGCAGGTCCGTGTTCGCGAGGACGCCGAGGATCGACGCCACTCGCGTGCTGAACTGCTCGAGGTGCACCAGCCCGGGCGGGTACACGTGCACGACGACGGCGACGCCGCCCTCCTCCAGCTCGATCGTGCGCCCGGGGAAGATCCTCCGGACGACGTTCTCTTCCTTCGCCTTCGCCAACGGTCGATCCCTCGGCCTCGGAACGGGGGGAGGAGCCGCCCGTCCCGAGGCCCGAGAGCGCGGGCGGCCCCGTCAGATCGTCGGGATCAGGCCCGCGTGGGGACCGTTCCCTTGTGGTGCAGCAGCCGGCCCGCGGGCACGGCGGCGGTGAGGTCGCTGAGGACCGAGACCGTCAGGACCATGTCGGCGAAGTCTCCGTCCGCCAGGTTGAAGGCGTTCGGCGAGATCTGGCATCGGAACTCCCGCACCGTCTCCTCCGCGAACTTGGTCCGCGAGAAGAGGAAGAAGCCGTCGCCGGTCGTGTCGCCGAGCGTCTGCGGGTTGATCAGGCGGAGCCCGGAGAGCGCGCCCGTCGAGTAGACGATCGAGACGTTCGCCGCGGCTGCGATCGCGCCGCCCGAGACGATCTTCACGATCCCGCGGTCCTTCGAGTACGGCAGGAAGTCCGCACCCTGGAGGTAGATCGTCCCCGCCGTCGCGTAGGAGAGCTGGCCGGTGATCGCCGTTTCGGCAGTGCTCGCGACCTCGACGGTCGTGATCGTCGTCGCCGAGCGCGCGGCCACCGTGTAGGTGCGCGAGTTGGCGACGTTCGCCAGGCCCAGGCGGTTCAGGATGAACGCCTTGCCGGGCGCGAGGCCGGCGATCGCGGTCGGGTCCGAGCTGACCTCGAAGACGCTGCCCGTACTGGCGACCGTGATGGCGGTCACCGTGAGCGTCGCGATCGTGGCGCCGGTCGAGTAGACCCCGCCGATGGCCGCGAGGCCGTAGACGAAGGCCGCGTTCGCGTCCTTGAGCTTGATCAGCCCGTCCGGCGTCGCCCAGTGCGTCACCGTCACCTCGGCCGCGCTCTGCGAGAACGAGGTCGGCGGGTTCGCCATGAAGGCGAGCGCGAGGTTCTGGAGGCTCAGGTTCGCGCAGGTGACGTCGTAGCTCTCCTTGATCTGCGTGGTGCGCCGATCGGCGAGCGACTTGACCCCGCCGTCGGGGTCATACAGCTCGACCGCGGTCGGGGTGATCGACGGCGTGGCCGTCTTGATGATCCCGAGGTCGACGAGCGGTTGCTCGACGGACGCGATCGGGTCGCGCCGGTAGTAGAAGCGGGTTCCCGCGATCCAGTAGTCCTGGAAGCCTGTGACCATCTCTCGCGCCCCTCCTCAGGGCTGTCCGTCCGTTCCGCTAGCCGCCCGACCAAGGGCTCTTGAACACTTCGGAGCCTATCCTCGTCAGAACGACACCACAACCCGGGCCGTGACGCCCTGGGTCCCCTCGTCCGCGTCGTGCCACTCGGCCGCGTTCGCGCCGTCCGGGAACACTCCGAACGACAGCGGGTATCCGCCGCTCTGCCTCGCCAGCAGCGCGCCTAGCACCTCCACCACGTCGTCCTTGAACTCCTCGAGGAGACCGTCGTCGACGGCCAAGTCCTCGTCGCCGGTCGGCGTGCGCGCCGCGACCTCGAACAGCAGCGTCCCGCGCGTCTCGCCGATCGGCCGTTCGCGCCCTGGCGTGGGGATCAGGTCCTCCTCCGCGAGCGCGATCGTCATCGCGCGCGGGTGCGTCGAGAACGGGAACGCGGCCCAGTTCACGTAGCCGCGCTTGACCCAGTACGCGCCCCCGCGGACCTTCCGCGCCTCCTCGACGAGCGCGGCCATGAGGTCGGCCCGCGCGCCCACCTACTCGCCCCCCAGGTATCGCCCGAGGTGCTGCGCCAGCCGCTGCCCGATCTCCGGCAGCGCGGCCTCCATCCCGTCGCGCAGGTAGTGCTTCGGCGCGATGTCGACGAGCCGGAGCAGCAGGAACGCCACTCGCAGGTCGCCGCGCTGGAGCCCCTTGCCGCCCTTGACGCCTTTTCGGAACGCCCGCGCGAGGCTCTTCTCGGTGACGAGCAGCCCGACGAGCTTCCCGCGGTTCACCCGGAGGAACTTCAGTTTCTCGGGGTAGTCGACCGGCGATGCCTGGCGGCCGACCCCGGCGGCGGTCTTGGCGAGCTCGGTCGGCACGGCGAGCGCGCGAGTGGGGCGCCCGGTGACCGGACTGATGTTTCGTCCCGGTCGAATCGTCGGGATCGTCCCGCCCTTGCCCGTCGTGCCGTACTCCTGCGTGGCCGCGTATCGCAGCGCCGGGCCGTGGAAGATCCCGACCCGCAGCGCAGGAGCGCCCCCGACGCGCAGGCCGACGCCCGTGATCGAGCGGGCCAGGTTGCCGGTCCGTCGCTTCAGCTTCCCGCCCGCGCTCATCGAGCGCGCGACGCGCCCCGCGACGCGCAACGCCTCCTTGGCGAAGAACCGATCGGCCTCCGCGCCGACAGCGTGCGTGCCCCAGCGGAACTTGAGCCGCTCGAGCGTCCGGCGCGAGGCCGGGTCGAGCGTGATCGAGACGAGCGGCTCGGCCATCAAAACTTCCGCGCGCGCGCGCGCGCGAGGCGCTCGAAGTAGGGGTGCAGGTCGGCCGCCTCGAACGTCGTCGAGCCGGCCTCGAACGCCTGGCTCTTGACCGCGATCTTCTCCTGCGCCGTGCGAACCCGGACGAACGCGGCCTGGAGCAGCAGCGCGCGCCGCACGTCGCCCGGCGTGACCGTCTGCGCGGGCGTCGGGGGGGGCGTCGGGATCCGCGCGACGTAGCCGCCGGAGTACGTGACCCGGACGCCGCGCTGGAACGGGCCGACGAGCTTCTCGACCCAGCCGTCCTCGAGCCACCACTCGCCGGCGGCGAGCGCGGTCCACGCCGCGTCCCCGTCCGCGCGCTCCTCGACGGTCGCCACGGCCTCGACCGGGCGGAGCTCGAGCGGGAGCCGGCGGTGCGTCTCGTTCGGGACGCGGAAGTACTGCACGTGGGCTGCGCGCCGGTCCCAGAGGAGCCCGGTCTCGCGCTCCCACAGCGCGACCACCTCGGCCCGGAGGGCGACGAGCTCGTCGTCCTGGTCGGGCGGCAGCTTGATCTGGGCGCGGAGGTCGGCGTCGGTGATCATCTGGCTAGACCTTCGGGGCCACCTCGCGCAGCACCTCGACCTCCAGCCGCTCCAGGACGCGCCAGTCGAGGTCCGAGCCGAACCGGACCCGGAACTCGCCGAGGAAGAGCCCCGGCCGCCACGCGTCCGCCTGGAGCTGCGTGGGCGCGAGCAGCAGCCGCGACCCCGGGACGTCGATCGAGAGCCCTCCGGCCGTCGTGTCGAGCGAGACGACCGAGGCCGCGTCGAGGTCCGACACGGACTCCTTGGCCCGGAACGACGCGCGGTCGGCCCCGGCCAGGCTCTCCGGATTGCCCGCGGCGTCGACGACGCGGACCTCGGAGACGTTGCGTGCCCCGACGACGAGCACCAGGCGCGGCTGCGGCGAGTCCACGGGTCACGCGACCTTCTCGCGCGGGCGGAACTTGAGCGTCACGACCGCGCGCCGAAGGGCGAGCTTCGGGCGCTGACCGTCCTTCGGCGAGCCCTGCGGCTTCGCCGTGGTCTGCCCCTGGTCTCTCGGTCCGTCTGTCATGTGCAAAGTAGGCGGGCCCACCGGTGCCGCCGTGACTCGGCGCCGGCGGGCCCTTCATGGCGCAGGGAGGAAAGCGATCAGGCGTGCAGCTTGCCGAACAGGTCGTCCGTCGCGGCCTGGTCGAGCTCGAACAGGTCGACGATCTCGTACGACGCGCCGACGAGCGTCGCGAACGCGCCCGTGACCGCGAACGAGACGCGGATCGACTTGTAGGTGCCCGCCTTCACGCGGTCGAGCGGGATGCACCCGCGGACGATCCCGTTCTCGAGCGCGGCCGCGTCCTGGAGCTTGGCGGCCGTGAACTTGAGGTCCGTCGTGCCGTCCTTCTCCTTGAGCGCCTCCCAGGTCGTCCCGTCGGAGCGCTTGAGGCCTTGGATCGTGCACGCGTTCGTGCCGCCCGTCGCGATCGCACCGCCGACGAGCGTCAGCACGAGCTGCCGCCCGAGCGTCCACGGTTCCTTGATCTCGGACCCGTTGACGGTCGTGTTGGAGATCGATTGCGTCGGCAGGGCGATCCCGGCCTTCGCGTGTTGATAGAAGCGATTCTCTCGGAGTCCCATCGTCAGGTTCCTCGGTTCGTTTTCTCGTTCGGTTCGGTGGTGGTGGCCCGGGACTCCCGGATCAGGTGATGATCTGCGCGTCGGGCACGAGGACCAGCGTCCGCGGCTGACGGTTGGTGACGTCCCCGAGCAGGCGGAGCTTCATGTTCACGACGTCCGTCGAGAACCCGGCGCCCTTGCCCTCGTCGTCGCTGATCTCGACGCCGGCCCAGCGGCCGAACACGACGTCCGAGAAGTTGCCGAGGAAGACGTCCGTGAAGCGGTCGCCCGTCGGCGAGGTGAGCGTCGTCGGCGCACCGACCGAAAGGCCGGGCAGGCCCTTCTTGATCTGCGTCGACTTGTCGAACGCGCCGATGATGTCGGCGAGCCGCGAGTCGGGGATCATCGGGGCGCCGAGCAGGTAGGGGATGTTCCCGCCGCCGGCCGTGATCTGGCCGGAGAACTGCTCGGCCTTGAGCTGCTTGAGGCGCTTGAAGTAGCGCGGCGCGGACACGATCGCGAAGGACTCGTCGACCACGACGTCGTCCTCCTCGAGCGCGAGGATCGCGTTGTCGATCCCGTCGTACCCGAACTCGCCGCCCTGCCAGTCGGCCTGGTAGTTCGTCGTGTTCGCGAGGTTCGTCGTCGACGGGTCGTACGTCTCGAACTTGCCGCTCTGCGCGCTGAAGAGCTTGATGCCCTTCGTCTTGGCGATCCCGCGCGGAGCGTTGTCGCCGGAGAAGCCGTAGGCGATCGTCCAGTCGAGCTTCTTCGCCGCGGCGCGGACCATGTCCCGGCGCAGCAGGCCCTCGAAGCCGAACCCGCCGAACTTGCGCATCTCCTCGGTGATCCCGACGAAGACGCCGAGCTTGTGGGGGTTCAGCGTGACGGTGCCCGTCTTGACGGTGGACGCGGGGTACGGGTCCTCCTCGCCGATCCACGCGGCAACCAGGCCGCCCTCGAACTTGTGGATCTTGACGTTGCCTCCCATGAGGCCGTCGATCACCGACACGCGCGTCTGCCCCTCGCCCTCGAGCGAGACGAAGACCGAGCGCGTGTAGATCGCGCCGATCACGTCGGGGATCACCTGGTCGGGGATGAACGACCCCGCCGAGACGTCGTCGCCCATCGTGATGTTCGCCTTGGCGAACGTCTCGCGCTGCTTGGCGCTCGCGGCCTGGATGATCTCGAACTCCTGCTCCGCACCGACGTTGCCCCACTTCTTGGAGGCGTCGCCGTACTTGCGGCCGAGCATCGCGCGCAGGATCGAGAAGTCCTTGACGTCCTCGATTCCGCTCACGTAGAGCCCGTTTCTGCTGTTGCGGATCGTGCGCGTGAGGGACTCCTGCCCCGCGTGCAGCTTCTCCATCCGCGTGTGGATGCCCGTGACGTCGAGGTCCTTCAGCGGCCCGACGAGGTCCTCGAGGCCCTTGAGCCGTTCGACCGTCTTGGCGAACGAGCCGGCCGGACCGAGGTGGTCCTCCATCTGCTTGAGCAGCTTGACGACGTTCTCTTCGCGCTGCTTCTCTTCCTGTTCCTTCGTCAGCGTGGGCATCTCTCGCGGCCTCCTTGAGCCGTTTCTTTCCGTGTCGCAGCCGGCCCGACCAAGAGCGGCTGATGAATTCGTTCGCGCGTCAGCCGGAGCCTATCACCTCGGCCTTGATGTCTCTCTCCCGCAGGATCTGCAGGAAGGATTTCGGAACGTCGCGCTCGGTGACCGCGCGCTCGTTGATCGCGTCGAGGACCCCGGCATCCGCCAGCGTCGCGTCGATCGGGCCCGCCTCGACGAGCGTTCGGACGTCGTCGAGCATCGCGGCCAGGCCGACCATGCCGTCGGTGATCGGGTCGAGCTTCGCGGCGATCGCGTCCAGCTTCGCCTCGACGCGCGCTAGGCGGTCGTCGTCCGCGACCTTCTCCTCGGCCGGCGGGACGTATCCGCGCAGCGACCCCTGGTCGAACTCCTCGAACGGAGCCTCGACCTCGCGGTGCGCGCGGAACTTGCTCTTCGGGAACAGCAGTCGGGCCATCGCCACGAGCTCGCGGTCCTCGGCCTTCCATCCCGCGTCGTCCCGGGAGCGTCGGCGGGCGGATCGCTCCAGCTCGCGCGCGACCTCGAGGTCGATCGGCTGGAGCTCGCCGCGGGCCTTCGCGGACGAGAGCAGCGAGTGCGCCCCGGGATTCGCCCCAAGCGTGCAAGGCGAGAACTCGAGCAGGTGGTTCTGCTCCAGGATCACGCCCCAGCGCCCAAGCCCGAGCGTCGCGCGCTCGGCCTCGTCGCGGATGTCGATCACCCGGTCGGAGACGAGGCCGACCGAGCCCGCGCGAAGGAACCCGGCCTTGACCAGCCGGAAGACCTTGTCGGCGAACTCGTATTGATCCTTGGTCGCGAAGAGCCCGAGCATCCAGAGCGCGGGCCCGACGTAGTCGGCGCCGCGGCGCTGCAGGACGTTCCAGTCGATGCCGTTCGCGACGGGCAGGCCGCCCCAGTCGTGCGCGATCGGCCAGACCGGGTTCAGCTCGAACAGGTCGAAGATCCAGCTCTGCCGGACGATGTCGCCCTGCGAGTCGACGCGCTCGTCGGAGCACCAGTACGGAACGACGCGGCCCTCGTAGCCGGCCTCCCACTTGAGCCCGCGGCGCTTCGCCAGGTCGGGATACGTCGCGCTCTCGGGCGACGGAGCGCCGTCGCCGAGCAGGCCGCTCGCGTCGCTCTTGGCCGTCGCCTTGTAGACGCGCGCGTTCGCGTCGGCGTCCCCCTTCGCGACCCATCCGGCGTTCATGTTCTTGCGCGCGGCCGCGCGCTCCCCGTCGCGCTCGACGAGGAGCTGTCCGATCTGCTCGGGGTCCTCGAGCACGACCGCCGACTTGAGGCCGGCGATCAGCGCGTCGAGCGGGCTCGGGACGGGTTCGGTTTTCGTCGGCACCGCGCTGATACCTACTTCACGCGGGCACCGCGACGCAACGGCAGTTGATGATCTCGTCGACGGGCGCCTCGACGTCGCCGGGGTGCCGAAGCCGCCCGTCCGATCGCCCGACGTCCCCGAGG